AAGGCAAGAAACAAGGGTAAGAATCCTGCGTATGCTGGAATACCGTATGAGTTAAATAGTAATAAATCTAAAACCCGCAGAAACGGACCTAATGAAACACCTCCTGCTGGTTTTTTTAGAAGAGAATTTGTGGCTGCGGAAAATCTCGGCAATAAACAGAACGGAATGGCGGCAAATGCTGAGTTAAATAATTTGTTAGGTGGTTTACCTCTGGCAAATGCTCCTGGCCCTGTGGCTGCTAAGCCTGCGGCTGGAGGCAAGAGAAAGATTGAGAAGTGGGTAACAAATGATAATGCCAAAGAAACGTACTACTATGACCCTGTATCAAAAGAGTCAATGTGGAACCTTCCTTCTGGCAATATTAACGTTGTTAATGGCAATTCCAACGTAGCCCCTGCTCCTTTATCACCTGTCCCGCAGAACAACACAAACTCAAACAACACTGGCACAGGAAGTGTTGTTGGCAAGAACATAAAGCAGCAGATTAACCTAAAGGCGGCTGCTAAGGGACAGAACGGCGTAACCAATGTCGGCGGTGAAAGTATCTTTGCTAACAATCCTTACAACTTGAACTTCAAGAACCGCAAGGCGAATAACAATAACAGCAACAACACACAGACAGGTTCTAGCAAGGAGGGTATGATCTTCGGTGGCAATATCCAGCGCCAGTTGCCTCTTAACACGGCTCTCGGCGGACAGGCTCGTGCGACAAATGTTGGCGGTACCAGCATATTCAACACAAATGCGACCGCTGCTCCTGCGGCTTTAGTTGGCAATGCTCCCGGCGAAGTCATCAGCACCAACTCCACCTTCATTGAGGGCAAGTCGGTCGTGCCTGACTTCCAAGTCAAGATTCGCGATGGCTCCATCGTTGCGAAGAACGGTGAGGTCACTGTAGTTGCCACAAGCTTGGAGAAGATGCCTGCTGGATACGGACTTGGCAGTGGCATGGGTCTCAGTATGCCGGGTATGCCCAGCATGCCTAAGTTCAGCATGCCGCGTTTTTCAGGCCCGAAGATTGACCTTTCATGGCTCAAGTTGCCAAACTTCGGTCACTTCAAGCTACCGGAGACGGATATCTTGGGCATGCTTGGCAAGTTCCTTGCGGCTCTACCGACTGTTACGAGGGAACAAATCGTGGCTGCTCTTAAAAAGGGTGGCAAGTTCATCGGAATAGTCCTTATTTCACCGCTCCTCTTAGCGGCCTGGCTCTATGATCACGGTTTCAATCTTAATATCAAGCTAGATGGCCTCACAGGCGGCCTTATCAGCCTTGAGGACTTCTTTTTGGGCGGCAACCAGCCCGCAGTCAAGGAAATCGGCCGCAAGCTCAAGATAGCCACTGACATTGCCAAGCGCGTCGTGACAAACACAATCGCTGAACAGGAGTTCCTTCAGAAGCAGATCAATGACAAGACGCGCACGGCGGAGTCAGTCAAGCAGCAGATCTTGGCCAGTCTTGATTCACAGATCGCAAACATCAAGACCACCCTAGCGAATCTGTCAGCCGACATCAAGCAAGTAACAGTTGACCCCGAGTATGACAACTTGATTGATGAGATTGACTTTGAGGGATACAAGGGTAACAATACCAAGTCTGCGAATGCGAACTTGATGGCTGAACTGAACTTGCTCTTAGACTCCATCCAGAAAGCCTACGAGGGTATGGCTTTGGGCGATGAAGCAACTGTTGCACAGAAGAATGTTGAGAAGTTCAAGCAGATCCGCAAGAACTTTGATGATATGCTTGCTCTCCCGCAGAAGATCCGCGATGAAGTTGCGAAGACAGCCGCATCCGGTGTAGGTGCTAAACTCAAGGAACTCGGCCGCGATGCTCGTTCCCGCACTGCGAAGTTGGGCTACAATGTAGGTCAGTTCTTCTCCCGTGGTGCGACCCGTGTTGCTTCCATGTTCGGACGCGGCCAGAAGTTTAGCAATGCCAATCGCACTCTTAAGAATGCGGCGGCTGCTCGTAATAACGTAAAGATGATAAATAATCCCATCGGCGCGGGTGAAAAGAAGCCGAGTTTCTTCAATCGTCTTAAGGGCTTTGGCTCAAGGGCGGCCGGCTTTTTTAGCCGCAAGAAGAGCCCGAATGTTGCGGCTGCCAACAGGGGACTCAACGCGTTCAAGTCACCGGCTTTGAGGGCCAAGTATCCTGCGGCCGCCGCTGCGGCATACACGCGCAAGAACCGTCGCCACCACTAGATTTTCTAGCAGATAAATAAATAATTTGAAACCCTATTAGGAATTCAAATGATTTTTCTCCACTAAAAGCAGAATGGGAGACGCTTCCGAGACAATTCGTGCTAGAAGGGCCAAGACATTTTACAGTTTTCAGGCCGCCGCCAATAAAATCACACAAGCCAACGCGAACTGCGGAACCTGCGCAGAAAAAGCCCCCGCCTCCGGTGCTGCGTGTACAGTTAATTTTAAAAGTTATGAGGCAAAACTTCTATATTTGGAAGGCAAAAATGCGCAAGTCCCATGTGCGACACAATGTACATCTTAAACATTCCAGCAACTATAGAATAGAATGGATAAAAGTCAAGGAGCTCGCGTCAAGGAATGTGTAACACTCTGGCGTAAGCTAACTGTAGACCTCGGCATCCCACATACATATGAGGGCATGCTAGAACTCAAGGAGGAAATTGATAAATACATTAAGACCGGCGAACCTTTTAAGGGCGAAATAGAAATACCTGCTCTTGGCCGCACAGCCTCTGTTATTTTTCCCCGCGAATCTAGCAAAGATGTTACTATTACTCTTAAAGTTACGACTAAATCGCAAACAACATAGCCGCCCGACCTCCATAAATTCGCAAGACATTCCATGTAGTTGTCCATAAATAAAGTTGGAGAGGCGGATATTTCCCAAATCGGTCACACTGCATTGTAAATGTAATTTCCTTCCGCGATAATTTATCAAAATTGGCTAAACCCTTTGGTTGATATGGATTTCCTAATTCCTTATCATCCCAACAGCCTGGACCATGACTAAATGGATATACGTATATATATCGCCAGAAACGTGGGGCTTTACGATAATGTATCAGCGGGAGCAATGTTCTAAATAGGGATGGAGATGTGTGTTTGAATCGCTGTGTTCCATTATAATACAAGGCAACTTCTGCTAGTGGCTCCGAGTATGAGTACTGAAAACGGTCAGTAGTTGTATTCCATGGAGCAAAAAAAGACGTATCTGTTCCTGACAAATCACGTGTTGCTAAAAAAGGATTATTAAAGCGGTCTGCTTCCGGATTATGAAATGCCCAAAAAATATCCTGTGTCGGATTATTGAAAGGAATTGTTGTGCGAATATTCACCTGTCCTTCTGTATTTTGCACACCCAGTGAATTATAAAGTGGAACTTTATACTCTAAATCCGACTTTCGTAAATTAACGGCTTCATAGTCATCCACTGAGATATATTCCACTAGCAAGTATGCGTCTTGAAAATGGAGTTTATCGGGAACTGCTATACCAGGTATTGTGCGGCCATTTACGCCATAGAAAGGAGTAAGTTCACTGGCACCATATATTTTTGTAGGGGACGCATCATCCTGTTGATAAAAAGTTGCTCCTTGTAATGCGGGCATAAATCCAGGTGGATTACACGCCTTTTCCACATAATCGGTGTTAAGTTCATTCATCCGAGCCGTAGTATAGTAGAGATTTTCGACACCTGCGAATTTTACCTGACAGCGAACTGTATCTACTGAAAGGGCTTCAATCGGCAAACTCTGTGCTAGATTCTGTGTAAACCAAAAGGGAAGCGGTACACGAACTGTTAGTGGCTCCAAGGCTAAAAGAGAAAATGCTGTGTAATTCTCAACACGACCAATAAGTTGATTTTTAACAGGTAATTTTTCAGCCGGCTCATAGAGTTCATCCAGTACTTCTAGCAGACGACCATCTAATGTTGCGACGGCAACGCCACCGATTTCTAGCGTAATACTTTGTATAATAGCATGACCCACACTATTTGTCCAGCCGAATGTTGGTCCAAGGAATTTATTACGTGTAAAAATGGAAGCATCACCTGCAGCAATAGCAGCCCGATTCTGTACTGAATAAATATCGGGTAGTGTAACTACTAGAAAAACACGATGTATGAAATTTGCTCGGCGCGGAATAGTAACAGACGCTTGAACTCCAAAATCGGGCAAATTATCAAAATCCACGCGGATAAACTGTGCTGCCCAACGTGTTGTAGATTTATACACATTTATGTATCGGTCAATTGATGGAGTTCCTTTTGATCCCGGCTGAAGTCTTTCATCTTGAAGACCACGAGCAACAATTTTAAATAAATCTGGCACAGCCATCTCCTGTTGATTACTCAGACTATTTGTTTACTTATTTGCCTCATACAAACCGAGCGTCCGAGCAGAAGGATCAGTTGTTTCAGGTGACCATTGAGGCATCCACATATGCGGTATTAGAATTGCTGCAGCAGAACCGTAGGCATCTTCGTATACACGTCTATACCAGCGGGCTTCATCCGTCTTGGGTGGATTATGCTTGTATTCCTGCTCTTTCCCAGCAAACTGAGAAGCGGCTGCCTGCAGCATTTGAAACCATGAATTCTCTTTGCTAGAAACACCGTCGCTGAATGCCTCCTTTCGGCGCCACAGAATCTCATCAGGTAGCAAACCAGTGCCTTCAAAGGCTTTGCGGAGCATCCATTTTTCGGGCCTTTCGGTCGTAGACATAAACATACTCGTCGGCAACCTACGAACATAATCTACAAGCTGCCGGTCCAAGAAGGGTGTGCGCGACTCAAGCCCATGGGCCGCCATAGAACGCTCAGAACGTAATACATCATAGCAGTGAATTTCCCCTAAAAGCCGCTCAATCTCATTCTCAAAGGCTTGTTCATTGGGTGCGCGATAGAAATAAAGATATCCACCGAAGAGTTCATCGCTACCGTCCCCATTTAACACAACCTTGATATCTGTATTCTCCTTAATCCACTTTCCTAGCAGCCAATTTCCCGTGGAAGCCCGAACACTTGTAATATCATAGGTTTCCACAGCACGAATCGTAGGCTCTACCGCTGCTAGAAACTCTGCGGGAGACAATACAATTTCATGATGTACTGAGCCAATATGAGCCGCCACTTTCCTCGCAGCAACCAAATCCGGTGTGTCCACGCCAAGACCAATGGAAAAGGTATGAAGTTGTTGGCCCGCTTCGGCAAGAATCTTCGCTGCTAGAGCCGCAACTAAACTACTATCAAGTCCGCCCGAGAGAAGAGCGCCGACTGGTCTATCTGAAAGCATCCGCTTCTCTACAGCGGCAACTAAGTACAGACGAATCCATACCTGCAAGTCTCCGGCACATTCATCAGTATTTGCAAGGAATTGCTGTTTGTGCCAAGTGAGGGCTGTCCACGGCTTTACAATGGGTTCGTAGCCCAACTTGAATATACCATAGGAAGAGGGAGGGAAAATGCTGATGTCTTTTACTGCTGTGCCAAGGGGCACTAGTCCCTTAACTTCCGAGGAGAAGCAGTAGGCACCACCTGCTAAACGACCCACAAAAAGAGGACGAACGCCAAATGAATCACGACCTACATGAAGTGTCTCAGAGGGAATATGATAGGCTGCAAAAGCAAAAACACCATCCAACAGACGGCAAACATCGCGACATGACAAACGCTCCAAAAGCCACGGGATTACATAGCAATCAGAGCCGAGATAGTCTGCTGGAATCTCAAATTTGGCGGCCAGTTCCCTGTAGTTGAAGATTTCACCGTTGCAGATGACACGCCAGTCACCACCGGGAGATTTCATCGGCTGATTTCCAGCAGGAGTTAGTCCATTAATAGCCAAACGAGTAAAACCAAAAATACATTGATCTATATCAACCACGCTCATATATTCTGGGCCTCTCGGCAAAAGTTTTTTTACACATTCTTCGCAGGTTGCCGTATCGGCGTTCTTTGTTAAGCCAAAGTAGCACCAAATTCCACACATTACTTTGTAATAAGAAGTATTTAGACGGCAATAACCTCAGGTGTTGCGACAGATGGCATTACCACAGCCTCCACAGAAGTGGCAGGAGGAGGAGAAACCAAGTTGTCATCCGTTGGCTCATATGGATACGCAGAAGCAGCGGACTTGGTCTGCTGGAGCCACAGATAGTTTGCTAGGAAGAGCTGACGGGGAATGTCCTGAGAATTAACCCATGCAGTACACTCCGCCCAAGTTAGTGTAAGCTGAGCCGGTCGCAGACGATTGAGGTAGTGGTCCTGCATATCATAAAGGAGCCGACGCAGATACTTGGGCGCATCCCTGCTAGGAAGACTGCGTGCCTTGAAGACATCACAATAGGTCTGGTAGAGAGTCCGTGTCTGTACCTTGAGTCGTGCCCATAGAGCATCAAAGGCCTCCTTGTCCTCAGGGAAATGATGCATGTAAGCATTTAGACTGCCCTTCTGCCGGAGATCTAGCCACTTGAAGTCCAGTCGCGGCGTATTTCCACGCAACTCATGAAGCATCTTGTAGGCGGGGGTGCGAATCTTCCAACGCTGACCCGTTACCGTATCCTTAATCACATAACCCTGACAATAGACTGTATTGTTCACAGCAATCATGTTCTCCATCGTGGGAATTGTCACAGCAGTGTCCGCAAGAGGGATACGACGACTTAGCAGATTCATGAGTGCAGGATACTCGGAAACAGGGAGTGCGAAATCCAAATCTGCGGGAGTTGGACCCACCTTGACAACCTGAATGAGTCGGAGCATGGGGATAGGCACAGGAACTACAATCCGGTTGCTAGGATGCTGAAGAACCCAAGAATAACAAAGATTGGTGTCAAGCATTGCAGCCGTCAGATTCTGTGCCGCAAAGGTGTCCCAGAAGAGACGATAGAAGGTCTGCGGTCCATAGAAGCGGCAGTTTCCTCCAATGTTTGAGCGGGTTGCAATAATCCACTGAGAGATCTTGGTGTCATAGAAGAGGTTAATCATTGTTCCATCCCAAAAGTCCTCTACGACGAGGCCGTCCTTAGAGATGAACGTGCTAGCCTCAAGAGGAACTGAGCGGAAAGGACTAAATGATACCGGCCTATTTGACTCCGTGTTCCAAACAACAGACCGGAAATAATGGGTATTTGTGTGCGTCATATCCGAAACGCCCTTCACATAACGGATAATGGCCAGATGTGTGTGCTCCTTACTACGAATCACCTTAAGAGATCCTCCCTCCGGTGACTCTAGATGAGTAAAGAGTGCCTCAGCGCCGTCCGCGCCAAACTTGATTGCGATATCATTGAAGAAATTACTAAAATCGGAAAACATTTTTATTACTATACTCTACACGGGTGCCCCACTTATCCCGGCTGCAATGGCATTCAAATTTTTTTTGCGGTTTAGCGGACAGAGAAAAGAACCCATGCCTATCATAGGACAGATGGAGTCTGATGTCTCTGCAACCGATTTAGAATTAGGAGATTTAGTCTCAATCTATACGAATGAAGACCCTACGTTTACAGGTAGAATCATCTTTATTAATGCTGAACGAATCCGAATCAAAGATAAAGACAGCCGAACAACAGGCAAAGAATACTTGCTAGATACAAATGGTGAATTTAAGGAAGAGAATGAGGTGTGGCTAGTTCATATTCACGAAAAATCAGAATATTATCATTTCTCAGCTATGATTGGCGCACAACCCGGTGAAACGGTCGAATTCTTTGGCTTAGATGGCACACCTGCTGTTATCAACCCTGAAACAAAGGAGACAAGTGGTGTTATCAGTGAATTAATTGCGACTGATTCGGAGGATGCCCTGATTCTAACAAATGGTATCCGTTTAGATTTCGGTTGTATGGGACCCGATCCCTCCACAGGTATAGCAATTATTGTTCCTACTGCCACAGAAAATACTAGTGAAGAGGCCTCCGATGAGCAGATGATGGAGCAGCAACAAGAAGAAAAAGCAGAAATCTTTCAATTTGAAAGTATTGAACAACTACTGCGTGAAATCATGCCAACAGCAGTTATTGAAGAAATCCCTTCTGCGGAACGTTTTTACCCCGACGCAATCCAGCGCCAAGATATGTACAATGATTTCATAATGGATTTAACCCCCGACAAACAAAAAAATGTAAAAGCCCTTCGTGAAGTCAGCCAACATACTGAATATTTGCTAGCACTCAAGCAGTCCACAGTTAAATTAAATGTGGCTAATCGCCCTGTTGGAATTCAAAAGTCAACATTTGAAACACTAGGAGATGTAACGAATGAGGTTAACACTTCCTATATTCCAGCATGTGTTCCCATCTATGATGTTAAGAGGACACTCTATTTGGATAAGCGTGAAATAAGCCCATCTCAGAATATACTTTTTAAATACATCATGGACGTTGAATATGAAGATGATAGACGTCATGAATTATATGAAAATGGCGAAATGGCAACTAATGGAATTGCTTTTTATAGTTATTTAGATTCAGTCTTTCAATTAGCGCGGACAACACCCGGCTCTTTGATGACTGAAGGCGCCACTAGAGATATTATTACATATGAACAAGAAGGATATATCGCACCTGAACCTGGCAGCATACGGTCTGGTTTTGAGAAAGGGCTTCCTAGTGGATATGCCAGTTCTTTTGCACATTCATTTGGAAAGTCAATTATACCTCTAACTAGCGAATTTTTAACTTCACTAAAGGCTCAAACATCTCGATTTCTTCCTGCAATGCGAGCCGCAAGTCATAAATTAGTCCCTGCTGGAACTGTATCACAACCCGCGGATCAAGTTATTACAACAGGATATGTCATTCTAGATACACCGTCAATTCTTCATGCGCGCACACTTGTAAATATTCCTTCTATTATGACACGTATTCAGATTGCGGACTATCAGCGGGACTATAGAGTTAAGAAATTATCCGAATTAGATCCCGTTGCTGTGACAGATGCTAATGCGCAGTCACATTCATTGATGCTTACGAAGGAACAAGTGGCCGCCGCAACACCCGAGTTCTGGGAAATCTGGATTCGTAATAATCTCTATCGTACAATTTCACCGATTCATGGATTCTCCCCTGCTTCTCCTCTTTTGGCTGTTGCTCTTGATGCTTTTGTTCCTAATCGCAGCGACTATCCTAAGAAACTTCAAGATGAAATATGGAAGTTTATTGACCAAAACATGAAACTATGGATTCAAGCAAGTGGCGCATCAAGGCAGCGTATTACTAAGAAACTAGCAGAGGGTGTAACTGAAGGTGAATCTTACAAACCCATCATTGAGCATCCTAATACGCTCAATAAGCGTATCCTTGAAGATGTTTTCTTAAATATTCTAATTAAGAATCTGAATGACAAAGAAACAACCTTGAGAAATAATCCACAGGTTATCATGGCCGAATTTGAGAAGGGATTCGGCAGCGAAGCTTTTATTCAATATGCCACAATTCTAACACAACTTGAAGGCCGCGAACCAGTCTTTGACCCGCAATTCCTCAAGTCAAAGTTGGAAGATATTATTCTCTCCGAGCAGAATCGTAATACTATAGCCGCAAATGAAGCAAAACGCGCCGGTTCTAAACCTCAAATTAATTCATGTGAACATGTTCGCTTTCTTGTAGCAGTTCGGCGTTCTATGAATCGCGGTCGCGACCATTCCATCTTTATTGAGTTATTCAAGGAATTCCTTTCCAAGTTTCAAGGCCCTCGTGAAGGAAATTGGATTATGTGCCAAGAATGTAAGAAAGAATTGGTGTGCGTCCATGAGATTATGACACTTAATGAGGTTCTTCACCCCGGTCGCGCATTATCCCTCCATAAGAAATTATTAATTGAATTTGGCGGACCTGTTTTTGAAGGACATTATACCTGCAAGAATTGCGGCATTCCCATTCAAGAGATTGAATACGACACGCATATAGAATTTGACGATGAAGGCCGACCTATTTCAGGTCGTGCTGTTATCTCCGATACAGAAAGAAAGGCATTGGATTTGACAGAAATTGTAAGTCGCAAGGAAGTTGTTGAGTATCCAACGGAGGATGAAACTAAGCTCTATCAAATCATTAAAGTCATCAGTGAACGCGCGGGCGCGACAGATATTTCCAAGGAAATTATGGACCGTATGATTCATTATGCTCAAGTCTATTTGAAGGAGAAAGTTCCACCCCGCGAACAATATGACCAGCAGATTCAAGCAATAAAAACAAGAGGAACCCGCGGAGTCCTACCCTCCTATGAAGAATATAGTCGCAATCAGCGTATCGGTGTTATTGCTTCATTATTTGTAATTGAACTTCAAACGGCTTCTCCATCCATCATAATAAAATATCCGTTCACACAATGTCGTTTTTCTATCCAAGGATTTCCAACTGAAGGAATGAATCCGGATGAAGTGGGAAGTGGTGCTTTAGATTATGTTGCCTGCTGCGTGGCTTCCATTCAACGCCGCGAAGATCCATGGTCATCTACATCATGGAGTCTGTTATCTGATCTTGTAAAACGCCAAGATACAATCAAGAAAATAATTGTAACAATGACAAATCTCTTGCTAGGATCATCAAAGTCGGGAACTCAACTCTATATCAGCGGTGAAATCCGCACAGCAATAAGAAAACGCGTTGAAAGTCTGAAGTTAGAGCAGCGCAAAGAACGTGCTTCTGCAAAGGACACTTTACCCACCGGATTTATGCCCGAGCCATTTGTTCAATTCCCGCAAAATGTGGTGAATGAACCTACATCAGCCGACCCCAATCAAGCAATCGCTGCAATGAATATTGCTGGAACAGATGGACCCCGCAAGAATCTTCTGTATCGTCTAGCAGTAATCTATAGTCAACTTAAGTTGGATTCCTATAAGAAAGCCGAAAAGGATGGAATGATTGTGTATGGCTCCGACCGCAGTGATAGTTTTTCATCGCCCATATCGCTAAAGGATATAAAACGTGGTGCCTTACAAGTATTGGGTCTCGTGCCACTTGAAGAGGAAGCTCGTCGTCTAGCATTGGCCCTCCGCACAATTGAACTCCGTACACCTACATCAACACCTGCTGGAACACACATTTGGACACCGTGGACTCCTCGGGAAATCCCCGTGCTCAAAGTTGAAATCCCTAAAAATATTTTATACAAACTTTTCCTTCGTAACTGCTACAAGGGACCTAGCATTGGCTCGCCCCACAAGATAGGATACGGTAATGCCTGTAAGAACTGTGGATTTCAATTCCCAGTCAGTCCCGATATTATTGACCCCGAGAAAGAGGGCAAGCCCGCTTTAGATAATCAGAATGTAGATTATAGTGAAGCGGAGTTTGAGAAGATTCTTGCTGCTCGTCGCGATTTGCGATCACAGGCTTCTTTTGTAAAACCGGATGAACCGGAACTTCTTAAGAATATTCAACAATGGATTGACACACCTGTGATGGTTGATGATGCTGGAATGTGGCAGGAAGTTGGTGTTATCCTCAAAGGTCTATCTGATTCTAAGACGGCCAGCAGACCTATTGCTCGTGCGGAGGCATGGGGTAATTTTGTAACCCGATATGACTTAGCAAAGGAAACTTTACGTGGCAGAGTGGCAGCCTCCGCAACTCGGAAAACTCGGGCACAAGCAGTTGCTGCTGGATTTCTCAATAATCTGGATATTATTACACAGAACCCTTTCGGCACTGGACATGATTCTATTGCGTCGGCTCTTGTATCACCGCTTCTTCAGAAAGCCCGTGCTCATATGATTTCCAGCGTTACATCACTACGAGAAATCAAAGATAGAAAAGGCACAGAAGTTCTATATTCGCACGCTGCTATAATCAAACGACCTGGAAAAGAAGACAAGATGTCTCTAAAAGACGTTAAACCCTGGATGAAAATTGCACCTGAGCATAAAGTACTACTTAATGAAATTATGACACAACATACCGAGTTAATTAATGGCGGTTCACTTGAAATGCGGGAAGTCTGTAATCGGCTTGGTCGTGAAATAGGTCTTTGGATGAGAAAATGGAAAACACTCATCTTTGAAGATCCTCTGCTCGGATTTACAGAAATGGAAGGACAATATATTTTACGATTTATATTTGTTCGCCTCTTCTTGGATATAACAAATACCAGTTCATCGCTCTATAGAAATTTACCCACTGACACGGAAGCGCAAAAACCTGAACCTGAGAGTATAATGAAGGAAGTTGTGGTTTTCATAGCAGAAAATATGGAACGGACGGCTTCTACATCACGTTTGCCTTCCCAAAAAGAATTGGAAGAAATTCTCTTAAAACGTGCTGAAACAGAACGAAACTATGTTATTAATATTTTTGACCGATTGGATGATGAGGATAAAGCAATTGAGAAATTACAGAAGAAGTTCCGTCTAGGCAAATGGGCAATGGGATTCAATGTCCGAGATTACAGCGCTGAATTATATGAACATGACCGCAATCAGCGTATTCAGATGGGTCTGCGCGATGCTCCTCAACTGACTGAAGGTAGAAGTTTACCGGCTGATTTTGGATTTACCTCATTCGGAGGTGAATCACGTGCTAACCGTGCTTATGGTGTTGAAGATCTAGATGCGCAGGAACGAGCAGAGACAAGCGTCTACATGGACTAATAGAGGAATAAAATATATACATATTTCTGTAGTTAAAACAGGAACATGCATGTATTATTTTTAGCATTAACTATTTATTTAGTTGGGACAACAATTGTTCTTTATCTTCGTCCGTCTATTATGTTTCATCCTGGTGGAACATGGAAAGAATTCTCTCTAAATCCGGGTCCGAATCATACAAATATGCCCTTTTGGCTTTTTTCTATACTCTGGGCATTTCTAAGTTATTTAGTTGCTAGTTTCATACAGCGAATGATGGTTACTATACCCGAAGCAGAAGCGGCTGATTTTGAACCGATTGACTTACCCGAACCTGTGGAGTTACCAGAACCCGAAATAGGAGAGGGCCCGACTTTACCCGAACCTGTCAGTAAAAACATGGGACTCAATAAAACCCGTAATGGATATTATGTTCTAAATACCCAGAAGTATAGCAGAAATCAAGTTCCTATGTATGTCTATTATGGCGATTCGCCTCCGCCTACAAACTAGGAACTTAAGTCGCCTTAGATTCCGTTGAAGGCAAAGGGCACGCTGTAGCAAACCAAGAAAGAGAAGCCGAAGAATACATCCCCGCCCAGAACATATAAAATGCATGGACGATGGATTCACCAAATTGATTTTTCATTGGTGTCTCGGACTCATTAGAATTTTCCTCTGTCACTGGAAGCATGTTTCGGATAATATTTCCAATGAAGTCAACATGCCATGATAGACTAAAAAATAAGATTGATATAATTACACTATATCCCGCAAGAGTGGCTAGGTGTTCACTTTGAAATACTTTACCACAAACAGAACTTTGAACTATCATAAAAGAAATAAGATTTGATATAAATGAACCTATGACAATAACACATAATACTGTAAAAAAAGCCGTATTGCTTTCTAAAAGAGGCTCCTTTGCAACATTCATATAGGCCGCAATTCCAATAGCAGGAAGAATTGTATGAATCATACCATTAAGAAACATTGAACCAACAATTTTTCCCGTTGCGTCACTCATCTCTGAGATAATAAATCATTTTCTATTAGAGAGAATGCCCCCAAAAAGCAAACTAGGTACATTCGGTAATCCGAAAGCAATTGTTGATATTAAGACTTGGGCTAAGGTCGCAAGGAAAGGATATTCAAATATTGTTATGGACTACGAGAAGGGAATTCCAGTAGTTAAGAACTCTGAGAATTTGAGTGAAACTGTCAAAGAAATACAAATTCCTCGTCTAGTAGATTCATATAGAGCATTGGACCTATTTCGTAATAAAGCAAGCAAAGAGGAGCATGACAAATATGCAACTTCTTTACAGGCATTTAATAAACAACGTGAAGATAAAGCCGAATTGAATTTACTTCGGATTGAAGCACTCCAGCAGTCCTATGTTGAACTTGCTCAGGCAATAGGAAATTATAGAATTAGTCCTTCTATTGAAGCAGCTAAACGTGTTGCTATTGCGCAGAAGACTCTACATGATAAAGAAGCTGAAGCTGCACCAAAGGCTCCTAAAGGAGATAAATGCGAACCGGAAGGATCATGCGAACGTATAGTTAAGAACTTTGAGTATCCGCTTCCACCCTCTGGTAATATATCTGTACCTCCCGTAAATATTTATTATAAATATGAATCTATGTCGGATACTCGGGAAATTAATTTAATGGCTCCTCCACCTCCTACAGGTGGAGGGCAAACAGGATCAGCAGGACTAGTAGGAGCAGCTGAGCTAGCAGTCGAATTATTGTAAAGGATAGATTGATATTTTATCTTCATTCTTGTCACAGTCCACTTTTTGAACTATATACTGAAAACAAACATCATTCCGGTCAACATATGTCACCTTACCAGCATTATCCAAATTGGGATTCTTGTAGATAATTACAGGACTCGGTTTCAGAATATAAACAATAAAGAATCCGATAAAAAAACTTACCATGAGTGGTAGAAGTTGTAATTTATTGAAAAATCGCATACTTAACCTATTATAATAGAAGATAAAAGTAGGGGAATGCTAGATTTAATGGAATTAATGGAACATCCTCGTATCGCTTTTATACTAAGTTGCGTTATAGGTTTCGGTTTAGCCGCAATGATGCGACCTCTTTGTAAAGGCCCGGAATGTATTATTATACGGGGACCTGATGTTGTTCAATTTAAAAATACAGTTTATCAAATTGGCGAAGGATGTTATGAATTTAAAGTAAAACCCGTTGTCTGCCCGGCTGATAAGAAAGAACTTGTTAAAACTGTTTCATTCGCAGATTCTGATAATTAGTCTGCGTTTTTCTAATATCTTTGATATATTTATCTATAATAAATGTCTCAAAGCACACCTCTAGACAAGTTAGAGGGCCCCGGCACTAATGATGCAAGTCTTGTCAGTAAGATTCTGGCAGATATGAATGATGGAGGTGCCGGAGGACCAAATGGAGCCGCTTTTCAGCAGCAGGGTCCGCCCCGCCTGGTTCTTCAAGAACCGCCTGTTACATCCACACAAGAATACACAATGGACCCTTCTCCCGCTACTGCTCATATGATTGGAAACTCTATGCCCTCAGCACAGGATTTCTCTTCAATGATGGGGTCATATAGCCAGATTCCGCAACAGAATTCCATGCCGCAGATTCAGATGATGCCTCCCACTCAAAAGGGAGATATGTGGTCATACATTGCTGATCGTATCCGCGCTCCCATTGTTGTTGCCGCTCTTTTCTTTCTTCTTAATCTACCCCTCTTTCACACATCCATCATGCAGTACGCACCCTGGGCGTTTCGTGCTGGCTCCGAACTCTCTATGGTGGGACTGGTGCTACTTTCCTTGATTGCGGGTCTATTATTTGCGGGCTATCAACTTCTATCAGATATTATAGGCGTATAATAGGGAAATGTCCGGTTTTTTTGGCTATAAGTTAAGTGAAGTGGCCGTCTTGGTTATTTTGCTCGTGGCTGTTATTCCTATTGCTAGATCCGCTGCTGCTTCTAATGTTCTACCCATTATCCTTGGCTTACTAGCATACTTGACTCTATCAACTGTGCGGGGAGTAAGTCTTGGACTTCGTATTCTGATTTCAGTCCTAATTGCCATGATTTTCGTCCCTAGACGTTTTCGCGGCCGCCGCGTTTATGAAAACTTTGAAGACACGGCTCCTTTAGTTGAATCCACTACAGAGACGTCCCTTGTGGCGCCCACTTCACCCCCCGAAGGTGAAAGTGCTAAAGAGGACTTCAAGGAGGAAATAGAAGAAGAAATAGAAGAGGATGAGAAAACCGAAGAACCGATGGGGAATGAGTCCGAACCTGCTCCATCTGACATAGATGCGCTAAGCGCAAAGTTCTTGGGCACCAAACCCAAAGAAAAGAAACCAACAAAGAAATATCGCCTACCTTCCGAGAAAGAAGACGGCAAACATCACATGGATGCGGGTTCCACATTCATGAAGGCGTACAATCAACTGAAGCCCGAGCAGGTTGCGGCTTTAACAACGGACACACAGAAATTGATCTCCGTTCAAAAAGACTTAATGGCGAATCTAAATAATCTCAAGCCGCTTGTCAGCGATGGCAAGGAAATCATGAAGACATTTAAGAGTTTCTTTGGCTCTGACCCAACCTCTTCATAAACCTCCACAATATGTAGGATGGTTAAAGCACGAAAAATTAAACAACGTGGCGGTGCCCTTCACTCAGTGGAGCAGTCAGGTGGGTTTCAGTTATCACAGACAACATTATTGTTGATTCTAGCAGGTTCAATCATAATCTGCGGTATTTTCATCTATCTTGCTTTTCAAAGCCGCGGAGATATTAACATCAAATTGGAAATGCCTAGCGGTTCATCCGGCTCTGGTTCTGCTGGAAAATCCGCTCCTTCTACACAATGGCTCCCCCGTGGTTCTAGTTCAAATGTCCCTCCTGCACCCGAGCGTCAATATCAGCCACCCCCCGATTTTAACACAGCTGGCTCTGTTTTCAATTTCCCCACACAGGGATACGCCGAAAGTTTCCAGCAAGTTGGTCTGCTCGTAACACCGGGTGGCTCTGCTCTTTCTTCTAATCCCGAGCGTACACTTGTGCCCCTATATGGACGCCGAACTATGGCAAGTCGTAATAAATGGAATTATTACACACGCACAGATGGACTCAATCCTGTCCAAGTCCCCATTCAATACAAAAATCGGGACTGTGACGATGATAATGGTTGCGATGAAATCTATGATGGCGATGAAGTCAGTGTTCCCGCACAGGGACAGACATTTAAAGCCAATATCTATAGGCAAAAATCGCTAGTTTATAATCCTTTTACAGGTTAGGGATAAATGTCTGGTAAGGTATTTCCATTTAATAGTTTAAGTTGTACACAGACGCCTTTTCAATTTCCGAAATTATTGAAGGTGGATGACATACCTGAATATAAGATATCTGAAATTCGCATTGTTGGAACTACACCTGGTCCGGGACGAGTACTAGAAAGAGCAGCCCGTGATGGTCAACTTATTGAAGAAAACCCACAAATTTCTCTTATTTTTGAACGACAGACATTTAATATTTCAGATACTGTTTTACATTTTCCTGGAATGCACCGGCAACCAGGCACTGAGACTCTACCAGTCGGTGAAATTCATGTCTATTTTCGGAATCCTAAACCCGCTAAACGTCTCCAGCAAATTCGCGATGATATCTGCTTGATTATTCCTATTAAGATTGGAACTGGAAAGGGTGTTAATTATTTTGAATTTCTAAATCGTGATGCTTCTCTTAGAGCAGGCTATCTTCCTGCCTTAACAAGTATTATTACAGATAGAACACCTACAATACTTTACAAGGGTAAGGATTTGAAGAATCGGGGATATGGGCTCCCTAATCCTGATGCGCAATGTCTTCCTGACTCATATGCGATTCAATATATTTTTCTCCAAACACCGGCAAACATCCGAGCAAAAGATGTGGAAAGATTGAAGGCTGCTAATCGGGTAATTGAGATGGAGCCACCTTCTGACCCTATTAATATAGTTGATCTTCGACGCTTTTGTGCCTTATACAAAACACCCGGTCTTCGTGTAGGATCTTCCACTGATGCGCCGGCGGATCTTCCTGCTGGAATTAAATCCATGGACTCAATGAAATGCCGACCGATTGACCCGAAGAAAGATATTCGCGGTGATAAAATTGTTGTGGATGAGAAAGCCCGCCGAGTATTCTTAGCGGATGAACTCTATGGTCCTAAGAAACTACAGGATGATGTAGGAGTGGCGGGAGAACCGGCACCTAGTACAGGTCTTCAACCAGGTGATTTTGAAGATATCCTAGCCGCACCTGTTGGAATTACAATTGGAGGTGTTGTATTAGCCGGAGGTATTATATGGGGTCTTCTTTCTGTTTGTTATCGTACTTAAAAAATCATCGGATAACATAGGAGTCTTATGAAGACAATACTTTTATTATTACTTGTTGCGGCACTTATTGTTTTTTTCATTGCTTTCAAATACAGTCGGCTTCCTGCTATGCTTGAGGAATCATTCTTAACAATGAGCCAAACACGAAATGCTAAACCAGTTACAGAAGGCAGTATAGCACCACTCTGCCCGCCCGGTTTTAAGTTTCTAACAGACCGCGATGGTCGCTCCATCTGCTGCCGGGGTCGCATTGATAATACCGAAGGACGCTGCTATCCTAGGAAAGACAATAGCAAAATTCCGCATGTTTGTTCACTGGGAGGTGAAATGAATGACGAATTTGGTCAAAAAATTCAGTTCTGCGGGTCAATGATGCAGCAACTCTTGTCAGAACTAGCAGCTGAAAACTGTACACGTAATAAACCCTATAGAGCAACATCGGATGGTATTACAGGCTTCTGCTGCGCGGCGGCTCCTACTTCGGCCGCTCCTCAGAAATGTCCCGGTGATTCAAAATCCTGCGTAGTCTTACGAGATGACCAGAATCCATTTGAGCAATCTAATTCATGTGGCCTTGAACGTTTTGCAGAGGCCGCAACATGTCCTGCTGGAATGAGACAGACAATCTTAAGAGCAACGGAGGGTGAAATTGAATCATTAACTGTCCCACTATGTATGTCCACTGTTCTTCCTCTTAGCAAAACTGCTCCCATGTGTATTCCGCGAAATGTACTCAATGAACTCCGTCGCTTTGGCAAATATAGAACCAAGGATTTTAGACGCTGGATAGGCAATTGCGAAATTTATGATAAGGTGAATGTCCAGAAAACTGAGACGCCGCAAAGAGTGGATTTGGCTGGCTTTTAACAAGTTTTTAATTCTAAATAATACTTATTTTCCGCAGTAGGACTGCTAGAAATATGTATATCCGAGTAAATTAGTTCTTTCTTGTTCTATGAGATTGGCGTGATCGCAGTGACCGTGCTGTCCGTGCTTTTACTTTTCTTACTTTTTCTCTTAACTGTGTCATCTTATTCTTCAATTGCTCTGATGAAAACTTCTCTAAATTTACTTGTAAAGCCTGTTTCTGTTCATCACTGATTTCAAAGAAGGATAAAACACTTTGTATAAGAACCGTTTTCTCAGAAGGTGCTCCAGCAAAATAAAATTCAGGAATTTTGAGATAACCCTTCTTGTACATATCGTGTAATGAAGCAATATCGGCTTCAATTCCCATCATCAATAAATCATCAATAGCAGTGTTTCCAGCAGATTCCTTTTCGGCAACTACTTCTGCTAGTTTGCTCAAGATAAATCCAACATAATCTTTATTATTTCTTGTTTTTGCGGATAAAGCGGAAACACCTTCTAGTAATTTAGTTGCTCCAGCCGCCGCTGCTCCTTCTGCCGCATTTGATGCTGATTCTCTGCTCCAGTTTGCTAGATACTGGTCATAAAAGTCCTGTGTTAGAAGCAATGCGGCCAACTGCTCAGAAAACTGGGTTTTATACTGAATTGCACCCTCATTATTAAATGTAGCCGTTTCAGCATCTTGATTGATTTTGCCCAAAAACTCCACTAAACGTGCCTCAATACACCACGCTGATAAACTGTCATTTAATTCTTCTAAACGAGGTGATTCAGGACCTTCCGCATCTATAAGTGTTTTTAGATGTTCAAGTGATGTATCAACATACTTCATAATCTGATCTTTTCCCGCATACTCAGAACCTTTCTCCCCGATGTGTGTAAATGTTAAAACTTTATAGAGTTTCTTACGGAGTTTATCCGCATCTGTTATGCGATTCCACCAAAAGCGATATGCGCAGCAATCTTTTAAGAAACGCTCTAGATTATCCTTCTTGCCTTTTCGCTGGTTAAGAGCATCCCGCAATGAAGCGCATTGATCTGAATCTTTATAAAATACTTCTGTGCTTTCCTTTTTTGGCTCAAAGAGGCCAAATAGGCGAAAATATTGTGGCAAATAACTCCAAAGGGGCATTCCTATTTTAAACCTATAAAAAAGCGGCCAGGAATATTTATAATTCAATTACACGTTGAGTGGGTTGAGCGAACCCGCTGTATGTGATAGATTCGCAAGGGGGTGGATGCTCAACTCTGTTGAGCGAACCAAGGCTTAATGGAAGGAGGAATCATTCCCTTCTCATCAATGCTTTGGCCGTGAAGGCTAAAGTCATTTGACCCAGTATCTTCTTGGGGAGCATACTCATATGGTCTGAGGGTAGCGGTTTCTGTAGGACGAACTTCATCCAAGGGATATTGACCTTCAGGTTGCTCCTCCGTCTTTGTTATATCCTTGTTTCGTAGTTCAACTTGAACAGAATCGCTCTCCACACTGGTAGGAGGTGAATATGTTGCTGCATAAGCCGGCTCTTCTTCAACCTTCATAATTTTTGCTTGAACATGACTATTATTTCGGAGAACAAATAAAAGAGCAAAAGCAACAGCCATTGCTATTCCAACCGTGGGTGAAACGGACGCAACGCCAACACAGGCAAAGACGGCTAAAATTTGGACAAAAAGGGAATCAAAGAGTTCCACAAGAGGAGCAGATAAAGTTTGAGTAGTGCTTACAACAGCAACAAGGATGGCTAGGACTACCAATGATCCAACTTCCCATTTCTGCATGATTCTCTATATCTTACTGAGACTTTTTAGAAGCAGATTTAAAACTTGAAGAGGATAGAGACACAATGTCGCGGATAAGAATACCTGAATTTATGAAACAAATCAAACTCGAGAAACTAGAAGGAAAACGTGTTTTATCTCACCGCGGGTATTCAATACCGAAGGATGCTTTAAGCCACGGTGAATTAGCACAAATCAAAAATGCTCTAACGGTTATGCCTGCTGCGCAGCAGGAATATTCTGCGGGCATTGAGAGTTTTCCTGTTTATTATGAATCTCCTCAACGAATCTATGTTCCCCGTATGTGGGGACTAAAAACTCTAGGCACACCCGACGCAGATATTCGCAAGGAGGGAAAACCGCTCCTTAGCAGCCTAGTCTTCCAGGGTTCATTAAGACCGCCGCAGGTTGAAATCACTGATAATTTCATTAAAAAAGGCAAAAATGGTATTATCTGTGTTCCCTGCGGCTGGGGCAAGACATTCATGTCTTTGGCAATTATGGGAAAAATTAAACAAAAAACAATTATTGTTGTTCATAAAGAATTCTTAGTGGGGCAATGGATAGGTGAAATTAATCGTGTATATCCAACTGCTAGAATTGGCCGGCTTCAAGCAGATGATGCCGAAGTGGGTGATGATTTTGATATTACAATTGCAATGCTTCAAACAGTTGCTAAGCATGAATATCCGGAGGGTTTCTTTGCGGATTTCGGTTTTGCAATCTTTGATGAATGTCATCATTTAGGAGCCGCGCATTTCAGTAAGGCGTTAATGAAGATTCAGACTAAGTATATGCTGGGACTTTCAGCTACACCCGACAGAACAGATGGTTTGAGCAAAGTATTTGGATGGTATATTGGCGACATGACTACTCGGATACGAGCAAGAGAAGAAGATACTGAAGTAGAAGTACGCGTTTATAATTTCACTTCTACTGACGAGGCCTATACAAAGACAGACTTTGACTATCGGGGGAATCCTATTAGAGCACGGCTCTTGAATACAATTACAGAATATGAACTCCGCACGAGATATCTAATACCAGCAGTAAAGAAAGCGTATGATGAGAAGCGGAAAACCTTAATTCTTTCAGACCGCCGTGACCATCTCTTGATGTGGGAACGACTACTTAAAGCAGCAGGAGCGCCCGATGTAGCGTTCTATGTGGGCGGCATGAAGCAGGATGCTTTAGAAAAATCGGAAGAGGCACAGATTCTGCTAGGAACTTATAGTATGGCAGCGGAGGGGATGAATATACCGACCCTCAACACAATTGTGTTGTCAACACCAAAGAGCAATGTAGAGCAGTCTGTTGGTCGTATTCTTCGGCAGAAGAAGGATGAACGAGCATTCAATCCGCTAATTATTGATATCTTGGATGAACCGCATGATTGTTTCGTTTCGCAGTTCAGAAAACGCCATGATTATTTTAAGAAGTGCGGGTACAAAATCAGACATTGGAACTCTGCTGGACCACTTGATACCCATTCGGAGCCTCTAATGTCAAATGAACTCCAGTTAAACGGACCCGCATTTATTGAAGATTAGGGATGTTACAACGGATAACTATGCGAGTTGCAGCCAAAAAAGGATTAAGTAAAGCAGCACCGCTACTATATTCAAACTGGTATACATATACAGCATTGATTGATGGAATTGTAAAGGACCCATTTTGGGCCCGTTATGAAACGGAGTTACGGGAGACTGACCGACTTTTTGTTGATTATGGATTACATAAGGAGACTGGTCTGCTGATAACTACGCGGGAAAAACAATGGCTATTGAAGAATAAAAATTCACCGGAAGATTATATGCGTGTAGAATTAGCTTGGTTGGAGTTACCTTTGCCTCTGGTGAAAAAAATACTGGGGTAGCAGTAGGGTATAATGTCTAGATATGCTGGTGCTTCTAGTTCTAGTGCTGCTGCTGTTAATTCTATTGATGAATTATTTATTAGATGTATAAAAAAATCGGATGATAAAATGAATTTATTACAAATATTATATGATTTAGGAACAGTTCAATCTCGTTATTTATGTAAAGATGATAAATTTGAAGAAAATAGGAAAAAACATTTGGTTTTAGATACCAATCATGATTTTAAAATACAGATAAGTGGATGGGAAAGAGATTTATTTAATAATACAAAAAAAATAGACCCTAAACCTTTTAGTATATCTAGTCCAACTGAAATGGCAAATTTTTTTGGCGATAGAGGGCAGGGTGATTATAAAGTTTATGTCTCATTAGATGCTGTATCTTTCCCTTCAGATGGAAGAGAATCAAGATTAGGATTATTTAATACACCAATAAGATGGTGGGATGGAGGTGCGGATTCTGATAAAATAGTTGTTGATGAAACTAAATTATACAAATATGAAACCGGAACTGATTATTCGCAAAATCAAGAAGAACTAGATGTTACTCCTGCTTCAGGATGTGCCCCAGCGGCATCTCCCGCTCGTATTCATTACCAGCCAAAAAGAGAAGAACAACTTGGTACACAAGGAACTAATGCTAACCACATAGGAAGAGATTTGAACTGGAAAATTCAATATAAATTTATGAATATACATAATTTTTATTTACCACTTCTTCATTTGAGTAATCTTGTCTACGATTTAATTTTAAACTTGGAAGGAGATTTCTTTACATTAACATTAAAAAGTGGAGAATATAGTGAAGTATGTATATTAAACAATGCCAAAAATAAACCAATCCTTAATTGTGTTTCTAAAACTCAAGTAAATGAAATGGTTAATTTATTAAATATTCATTTTAATACTTATGGAAAAACACGTGATATACCCTTAGATGAGTATTTTATAGAAATGAATAAAGCTAAGCAAACAAAAGAAGATTATTGGGATATTAAATCTTGTTTAAATAATATTTACAATTTTTTTTATAATACCACAAAAAATATACCGTTTAAAGATTTTTCAATAAAGAATAACACACTTCTATTGTTGCTTATATTCTTTCTTTATAATTTAAAAAGATCGGGAGATCTTGGTCAAATTGAAGCAGTATATTTACTTCAACAAGCATATCCACACAAAGAATTTGTTTATTTAACACTTGATTCACATGCTGCAAAAATAGCAAGGGATGTATATGAGATAAATGTTGGACTATTAACACAAGACAAAAATTTTTTTGATTGTTATAAACGAAAAAAAAATATAGGGTCTGGCAGCGTTGGTAATGCTATGAGTAATGCTGGAGAAGATGATCCTGCTATAAATTCTCCTTATGGTAAAAAAATACCATTTAAAAATTTAAAAGATGAGATTCAGAAACAACTAATAGAAATATTAAAAAGTGTACCCTACCCAGAAAGAAATGGGGCTAGAGTTATGAGTTCTGTTAATCAAACTCAGTTTATACAATTATCAAATGGATCTTTTATTGAAAGATTAACATATTTACCATCATTTGGTCTACCATCAATAGTAGCCTTTTATATTCCATCTAGTATGCGAAGCACTAACTTTACAAAAAGATCGCGAAAAACCCGTAAACGTAATCGCAAAAACCACAAAACCCGCAAGGTTTAAAATTAACCCCCTAATAAAATGAAAAGGAAATGGAAAAAGAAAAAGCAATCTGTGGAATGTGGCACATTACGCAGAATGAGTTACGAGACAATTCACCCAAAATGCTATCTAATCTACGAAACAAGCTAGAACCTTTCGTATTCAATGCGCTAGAAGAAGGCTACGGCCGCGAATTGACGGAATTTTGGAAGACATACACGCCTCCAAAGAAAGCAAAGAGGGCTTATATGCTAGTAGAAGGACGCATCCATCCCAACATGTGGTTTATTCTCCGTAATATGGCTTGGGCTGGTCCAGATATGTCCGTCTATATTTTCTGCTCGGACCAGAATTATGATTATATAATGGATCTGCTTGGAGATAAGGCGCCTCATTTCAATGTCATTGTGGCATTCAAAGGAGATCCACCCAAAGAACAAGCAATACAAGAATTTATTAATTTTTATGGAAATTGGAAAATGTGGGAAATGATAGATAGTGAATACAGTATTATTCTTCAAATGGATAATTATTTTCGCAAACGTCTTGAGGATCATCTTTTTTGCTACGATTATTATGCATGTCGTTGGGCTTGGAAGTCACATGAACCGGGGGGTGCGTTAGCCATTTGTCGTGTTGCAAAAATGATTGAAATTTTTAAAACACAACGTCCAAATACAGAAGTTGATCTTACAATTCCTTCTGATGAATTCATAAATAAAGCTATTATAGAAAATGGAACCTACCCGCCATTAATGGAAAATATAGAAAATATAATGGAATCACTACAGGTTTTAACAGATTCTGGAATAAAAAAAATAATCGTAGACCCATATGCTGTTCATCAGCCATGGACTTTTTCGTACACATTCTCTCAAGAAGAATTTAAACTATTCTGGAGGGAATTACTTACTATAAGAATTTAAGCGTGCTTGCGACCCTTACGCTTACGTGAACGGCATGAAACCGGGCCAACGCGTCCATTCATCGGTGCGACTGCCGCATAGATGCCCTTGAGATTCTTAGAACCTGCTAGGTCAAAGGAATACGCAGCGGTAGTAGCTGGATAGACAAGCGCAGAAGAAGGCTGCGTTGTACCTCCAATAGACTCAGTCATTGAAGCAATGGGTGAGCCTACTAGGGCTGAACCACCGCCAATCTGTGATTGGCTCTGTTTGTTCAATCCGTTGGATGAACCACCAAACTGTGTAGGCGGCCGCGGCATCTGGCAAGCAGTTGTTACACGAGCCGGCTCCTTCATCAACATATCGGCCATGTCAAATGTGTAGCCGGCGCCACCACGCTGCTTTTGTAGTTTACGGCTGTAGCGCTGTTTACGGCTGTTACCACGATTCTTGCGGCTTTGCTTACGCTTACCGCCACCAAGCATACAAGGACACTTTCCTCCACGCTGTCTGAAGCGTCTGCGTGTACGAATTGCACCGGGTCTAGTAGTTTCCGCGCAGGTGGAATAAGGAACAACACCTGCTCCGGAGCCCCGAAATAAGGCAGTTGAACTATCAAAAGAAGGTAAATAACCAGCCATCCTATTTAGATGATAGAAAGGATTTCATAACTTCCAGCAAATTCAGCCGCTTCCTTGATATGAACGCGGAACTGAGGATTATTCTTACTCTTTACACGCATCTCCTTGCTTACACCAGGGTCTTGTACAATCGCCATACCCATTTTTGTCCCATCAATGCGTGATAAGAAATACTGATCCGGGAAAGCGCCCTTGGTTGCAATCGCTATGTCATCTTTTGGTTGTATTAGTTCTACCACTGTAACAGGAGCAGGAGCAGGAGCAGAAGGAAGAGTCGTCTCTTGTGCTCGTCCAATCCATAGATATCTCCGCCGTCCAGCCTCTTCAGGAATAATTTCCGAAATACCTAACTCGGCAGTCTCTGCAAGAGGCACTATTGCCCGCAAACGTATCTTAAGACCACCCATTAAATCCTCATCTGCCCATACATCTTCCTGCAAGGATTTCTGTGTACTCTCCCATCGCTTACTAAACCCCGCCTTATAAAAGGACGCAAATCCCTTATACATTAGCATATCCTCCACAATAATTGCCTTCTCAGATGGCACAAGTGTTGCAGCAAACACAATTCCCTCTGTTTCCCATATTGCTGGATCTACGCGCATCCGGAGAACAAACACACGCTGCCATTTGCTTTTTCCAGCAGTGGGTTTATCCTGCTCCGCATACACTACAGCCTTGAGACGAGGACAGACACATAAATAACCAGATCTGCTAGAATCACCCGGTCTTAGTGAAGAATACCATGTACCCTTTCCAATGTCAGCAACATTCGCATCCTGTAGAGGATTGTTGAATCGCCAAGTAGTATCACGCGGTCCTAGACTCCATGATGCTAACCAGTCATATAAGGTATGGCTGTCGCCTGGTTCTGTAAGAACAGGGAGACGCAATCCATTTGAAACAGGAATTACACGTGTTTGTAGTGCCGCCATATCTATTAGTAATTCTATGATAGGCTTTATACCCTTCACGGCCTTCACATTTTATAAATCTAAAATAATGAGGAAAAGCCACTGGGCTCTCGAGAATCAAAGGCAAATGTACCCTTCAACCACTCTCCGCCATTCTGAGCCATATCCGAATCATAGGCCTGCTGGTCACCCCCAAAACCCGGCGATGAGACCTTGCTAGCAACACCCGAATCTACGGGTACTGACTTATTATTAAAAGGGTGCGGTTGGAAACTGGCCTCTGGGTGTCTGAGATTTTCCGTAAAACCCGCCTCTTCCTGCTGGAGTGCTGTATTCTCCACTGGCTCAGGCTCCTCCACTGTCTGCCGACGAACCCGGCGCTGGGTCGGCTCCGGCGTGCGAACTTCTTCGTCCGTTTGCCCAGGTATAGAAGGCATAGGTGTTCCCTTCTGTTCTGGGTACGCAACAGGAGCCTGCTGTATAGGGGGAACATACGGTGCACCCACTAATTGTTCGCGCAATTCATTGGTCTCATTCATACGACTATAAAGCACAATTCCTATCTGAAACAAGAAAAAAGCCACTACACCCCCAACAACCAGAAGAATTCCCATGCGCATCAACTCCATTTTGCTCTATTTAAGATTAACGAAACATAAGGTAGAAAAACGCGATGTCGGTTGATCAATTGCTTCAAAAAGGCATAGAACTTTTAACTAAAACACCTACACCCGATGGATTTTTGCGATTGGCTGTTTCAATTGCGCAGGATGTAAATGCGATTCAGGCTTTATCAGGAAGTGAAAAGAAGACGATTGTACTAGATATTCTTAAACAGGCAGTCCAGAAGTCTACACTTTCAGATGACCAGAAGAAGGAATTGTCGGGACTACTACAGACGGTGGTCCCCGCAACACTGGATATTGCCGTTTCGGTCGCGCGAGGAGGTTTTTCACTTCAGAAGCCGAAGGTAGGATGTGTAGCGGCTTTGTGCCGTATGGTACTAGCAGTGGCGCCGATTGACCCGAAGTTAAAGGAGATGGCTTCTTCTGGTTTGAATAAGGCTGAGGAACTGGCAACAGCGATTGAGGGTGGGAAATCAGTTTCTGCTGTGGCACAGGAGGCGGTTGCGGCAGTTGCCGAAGCCCCTGTTGTCGTTGCCGCTGTCGCTGAGGTAAAGAAGGAGGTGGAGGTTGCTGTTGCCGAGGTTGTTGCTGAGGTAAAACAGAAGTTGGAGACAATTGTTGAGAATGTGCCTGCTGTCGGTTCTTCTGTAAGCCAATCAGTAGATGCTGATCCTTCAATTGGGATTCTAATAATTGCTGTTCCTCCTCCTCCTGCGCCTTCCACTCCTCCAGCACCTCCTGCGCCGATTGAAGAGAAAGCCCAGGATGAGAAGTCTGAGAAAACGTCAAATGTCCAAGATTGGGGTGAGTCAAAGTAAATCCATCATCTCTGGCAGTATATGACGCATCTAAGTAACGTTCTTTGATACAAAACGGAGAAATAGGTGGAGCCCAGCAATCTAATAGAATACCCTTCTGTAAAGCCCAATTGTCTTTACAGCAGTGTTTTAGTGCTTGAAACTTAATAGCAATTTCCTTCTCTGGGACATAAATCCATTTGGTAAGACCCATTGTATAAATTACAACTGTTGTGTCCTGTAATTCAGTTGCCAAAGGCGAATATGTTGTTATTAGAATTACTCCCATTATACTTAAACTTGAAGCCCGTTTTATATCCCAGATAAGGCAAATCATGCAGGTCCAAGTTGTAGTTCTTCAGACAAAGGGTGATACTAAGCAAAGCAAAGTTGAAATTACGGGAGAAATTGAAGATGAAATCCCTACACGCATAGCAAAAATCCTCCGGAAGACAAAACTCCCATCTAAGATTGGCTCATGGACTTATCAAAAGGGTGCACTTGAACTCTGGGGATATAAGGAAGGTCGTGCTGGAACGGAAAATAAACATGAACTTCCACCACCGGTTGATTCTACCCTCATTTTCGGAGACGCAATCATGATTGCCTTGAATGAAGCAGAGGAGCCCGCCAATTTTACAACGGCACAGTATACGAAGTTCTATACGCAGATTTTCCAAGGTTTTGAAAGTCTAGATGAAGATGATGACGAGGATATTGATGAGGAAGATGAGGAAGAGGAGGAAGTAGATGCCGAAGTTGAAGCTGAAGCAGAAGCGGAAGTGGAAGTTGAGGTTGAAGAGGAGGAAGAAGAAATTGAAGTGAAGGCTGCTCCTAAGCGTGAATATGCTTCTGCTCGTAACAAAAAGATTCCGAAGTGGGCGATGGCCGCCGAACTAGAAGAGGAAGAATATGATTAAATTCATAAATTTGATTTAAAAATTTGCGTTAAGAATAAGTAATGAATTCTGTCCGAGAGAAAACTCTGGTGTGGATTTCCACTGATCTAGCAGATCATCTTGACCAAAAGCAACAGATTAATCTTGAGAAGGGTATGTATAACTCGGCAATCCAAGAAGCGGGAAAACGCGGTGTTCTTAAGAACTGGGAAAATCCTGTCTTCAAGCATATCTATATGGCTACTGCTCGGCGTACGCTCAATAATCTAAGTCCGAAGACATACGTGAAAGGAAATCGTCTTCTAGACCGCTTGAAGGAGGGTGAATTTGAAGTTCAAAAGATTCCTTTTATGACGTATGATGAGTTGAATCCCGAGCATTGGCTTTCCCGCATTGATGCACGTCTGAAGCGTGAAACTCGTTTGCTAGAAGGCAACAAGGAGATGGCGACTGATGCTTACAAGTGTAGCAACTGCTCCAAGCGTCAGTGTGTATATTATGAACTACAGACCAGGTCAGCAGATGAACCGATGACATTGTTCGTATTGTGCTTGAATTGCGGTAAGCAGTGGAGACAGGGTTAACACCCTTCCGCCTTCACTTATCGTGAAGAAGACAGGGATAAATAACAAATAATATATAGAATGCTTCCGGTGTCTTTGACACAAGGGCCCTTGCCAATCACACAAGCACATGTACCCGCACCAAAAGAACAAAAGAGAAAACCCACTATTTTTTCAATTCCTCATAAATTCACTGAAAACTTAATCCGCATAGAACAAATCGCTAAACTTATTGGTCGTAAGAAATAGGGATGCAAACATTAATTGTTGCCGGTATACTTAGTCTTATAGCATTTATAATGCTAATAAGAAATGGTGGCACAGAGGACTCAAGCAATCTAAATAAGAAAGTTCGTGAAGGTAATAGTTGTGAAATCAAAAAGCAAGTTACATTAACCGATTCCAAAACAGGCATAGAATATACTATTGCTTTCTGCGATGATTCCTGTGAAAATGGTCTTCCACATACAATTAATGAAACAACTATGATGATTCCTGAGTCATATTCAAAGGATCGTTTTACAACTACTGTTGAACATGAGAAAATTCATCTCCTGCAGAGACGCCATCCGGAATTATGGGAAGCATGGTATAAATTACTCTGGTCATATTCCATTCATAGAACTCCACCTTCCTCAATGCCACCCAGTCTCATAGAGAAACGGCGCCATAACCCGGATACAGAAGATAAACCATTTTCATGCTGGAGAGGTCGCTGGTGGAGCCTGGCTGTCTATAATCCAAATCCAACATCACTGCTAGATGCCAAAACATTCTGGTGGGATGAGAAAACGGGTACTGTCAGCAGCGAAGCCCCACCTGAATGGACGGATTTTTTTGGAAATCAGCCGCAAGACGAGCATCCACATGAAATAGCCGCACAAATGATTGCGAATGGTGCTGGAAATAAAAATCTCCGTGAAAGATTGACGACTGTTTATGAAAAACACTTCTATCTGAATAATAGAGGATGAGTATCTGTGGAATGGACGGCGGAATTGCGCCAGTTGCTCCTGGGCCTCTAAGTTCAATTAAAGACTCAATCAAATTTGATATATCTGTGATTTTATCGTTAATTGAACCAAAGGTATATTTTAAAAAAGAAACAACCATGGTCGAAACTAAATCTAAGAAGCTCCCATCATTAATTCAAATTGATACATATTATCATCCCATAACACGAGAACAAAGAATAAAAATCATTTAAATTTACAACATAGGGAATGTTGTCTTCACAGGAATCAGCACAAGGTCCAAGACATGATTATTATCGTTTTATTAACCAAACATGGCTAAATGAAACCGAAATCCCAGAAGATGCTGCTTCTACAAATATCAGTCGGCAAATTGCGGAGAGGATTGAATCACAATTAATGGGTATCGTTCGTCAAGCATTGATTGAAGAACCAAATTCTAAATTATCCAAATTTGTCCGCAGTATTTATTATACATGGAATTCACCCCGGCAAACAGAATATGTTGTAGTTGAACTAATCGGCCAACTTAAGAATATTCAAACCAAAGAGGATGCAGCATTTATGATTGGACGACTAAATCGTCTTCAATGCCGTTCACCCCTTACTATCAAAGTATTAAGTGACGCATATAATACAAATTATTCACGCATACAATTGAGTGAATATGTTCTCTGTGTACCGCACAAACATCTGCTGGAAGATACAAAATATGGAAAGGACCGCGATGCATATCGTGAATTCGCAAAATTAGTCGGTTCTTATTTTGGCCTAGATTCGTTGGATTCTTTTGTAGAGATTGAAATTGATGCTGCTAAGTATTTGCCTACTCCGATAGAAGAAGATGACACACCGAACCGCTATAATCAGATGACATGGCATGAAATTCAAGCAGAATTTCCTGATGTACCTTGGCTGACACTTTTTAAAGGATATGGCGTAACCGAAAAGACCTTAGAGAACCACGCTCTTCTTGTGACAAGCCGCAAATTTCTCCAGTATATTAACAATGTATTTAAGAATGACCTTGAAAGGATAAAACTCTGGCTAATGGGCTCTGCTGTTCTTACAATGGGTCGTTTTATTTCCGGCGAAGTCTACCAGCACTATTTCAATTTCTATGGGACGGCACTGAAGGGAGCAGTCAAGCCGAGTAATGTGGACCGTATAATGATGACGATTTTAACAACGCATTTACCGCAAATGTTATCTAAGCCCTACACTGAAAAATACGTGCCTCACCGTATTAAAGATGCGGCCACAGACCTCGTTCATATACTGAAAAAAGCGGCAAATCGCCGTATTCGTGACACAGAATGGATGAGCCCCGAAACACAGGTTAAAGCAATGCAGAAAATGAATAAAATGGGATTCAAAGTGGCATTTCCTTCTGTATGGCGGGATGAAAGTCGCGGTGAAGATTTCTCAGATAAGCAGATGCTACGAAATCTATTTAGCATTAATGAAAAGGATACGCAATACGGCATTGAAGATGTAGGACCGCATGACCCCTATAAATCCCAATACTGGGATTCATCCACATTTGAAGTGAATGCTTTTTACTATCCCGACTCTAATGAAATGACAATTCCTGCTGGAATTCTAAATCCCCCCTTCTATGATTCTAACAGGTCTACTGCTTGGAACTTGGGAGGTATTGGTAATGTTATTGCGCACGAAATGACGCATGGATTTGATAGCGATGGACGAAATCATGATGCTGATGGGAATTATGCTCCTTGGTTTACGGAGGAAGAGCAGGCCGAATATGAAAAGAAATCCAAACAGATTGAAAAACTTTTCAGCGTAAAATACATGGATTCCGTAATTGATGGAAAACTAACTCTTATGGAAAATATTGCCGACTTAGGCGGTGTATCTATATCCCTTGAGGCACTACGAGGAGAAATGCAGGGGAAGACAGCAGCTGAACGCCATAAAATGCTAAAGGAATATTTCACATCCTATGCTGTATCATGGCGTAATAAAGACCGAAAAAAGAAGGCGGAAGTGGCATCTAAATCCGATAAACATGCGCCGCCGGAACTACGTGTAAATAAAATCCTGTCACAGTTTCCGGAATTCTATGAAACTTATGGTCTCAAGCAGGGGGATACATTGTGGGTTGCTCCGGAGAATAGGGTTACGATATGGTAGATTCAACTAAAGAATAATCAAATCCTGTAGGCGCCAATATTCAAACGTACGGTCAGGCAGAGGTCTCTTTATAATATACGGAATCCTCTTCGCCTCTAATTCAAGACGAGCAATCTCATGAACATCAGATACATGTGCGGGAACCTCAATGAAAGGTCGGGAATTATGCGCCAACTGACTGGCCCTCAATGAGAGAATCTTCGTCTTTTCATACTGTGTCAGAAAGGGATATGTCTTGTGATTCGCATCATTAAGAACAGGCAAATCCTTCACTGGGAGTCGCTCTTGAATGATTTCCATATAGTCTGCTTGAATCTCAGGATGTGCCTGGAGTAGTTTATGCGCATCTTCACGTAGTTTTCCGGAAAATCCTCTATACAGTAATTCTTGAATCTGCTTTTTCTCAGCAGGAAGTTCCTCTACTTCTTCCAAGTCCTCTGTATCAATTACATCCTCCTCTTCAAAGATATCCTCATCCTGCTCATTCAATTCATCAAAATCTTCTACTGCAGCACTCATCTTCTGTTTAACCAATATAACTTTTTTTTAGGTATTCAAATTTAAGTAAATCCGCAGGTAAAGAATAGAGATGGACGCAGCTGAGGCACAACAAGAAATACAAGAAGCAGCCGAAGAATTACGCGTTGAAATGGTTACTATTATTCGCGAAACGATAAGATCACTTAATCAAAGAGGAATTAATGAACTTTTATTTATACAACCTATTTCTCAATTAATTAAGGCTCGTTTTATTCGCAATGAACAGCCTTTAATACTTGCTCAAAAGATTTCGGCTCGTATAAAGCAAATTGGAACTGAAAATCGCTATGACCCGCAAGTTATTAATTTATTAGCAGTAACAATTGCGACAGTTGCTGGACTACACATAAGAATAGAAGAGATTAAAGATGAAATTGAAGAACATATTGGAATGGTTCTACGTCCAGCAGAAGGCGTTGAATTACCCATATCTGTAGCCGCACAAGCAGCCGGCGGAGCAAGATTTAATGAAGAAGAATATATAGAATCAATTAATGTTATTTTTAATACCATGCTTGAAATAATTAATGGTGAAATGGTGGGATTTATTACACAAGTTAATGAACGTGCATTTACTTCAAATCTTGTAACAAGGAGTATTCTTGCAAGAATAGCAAATACGTTTGATGATAATGAAAAACGCCTAATATCAAATTACTTAGGCAATATTAATATACTAATTACACAAATTATCGGTCATACATTTGGTGAAGAGGGTCCTTTCAATATAAGAGATTTACGAATTATTCGCGTTCTCGGCACTGCAAATAAATTTATAGATAATGCGGCAAATCAATATGGTGTGATTAAATTTGCTGGAGTTTCAGATAGTGTTGAACTTCGTACTGATAACCTTGATGATTTAAAACGCTTTGATAAACTGACTCTTGAGGCTATGAATGCCTATGCGTATTGGAAATTAATGCTTTATGCTCCTCCACAGGCATGGCGTGAAGTCAAATGGTTACAGAATTTATCAAATAGAGTAGACCGAACCTGGTGGGAAAATCCAGCAACACGATTTGACCTATTTATTAATGCATGGATTATTGACACATTAAGCCGAGTTGGTTCACTTGATTCTAAACAATCTATGGCAGCAAAAACCGAAACATGGAAGCAGAGTTTTAATCTTCCTTCAGGTCCTAAAAAAATCGCAGTATCGGATGCTTTATTAAATGAAATTAGTCTTTTTGACGCATATTATAAGATTGATTATCAGAGTTTATTTCCAATAGGAATGTCAACTAGAGCACGGCTAAATCCTTTTATATTTATACTTGACGCAGGTGTTCGCAATGAATTCATTACACAACATTTTATTGAAGGTCTAATGATTGATTGTGCGAAACAAGCATTATGCATTCATACTCAGGAAATTAAAGTAGTTAAACAAAAAAATCTACTACTATACGATGGTATTCTTATAGGCGATGCTATTATTCCGGACAAACGTATTGATATACGAGGTTTGCGATTTTTCTTAGATTTTATTGAAACAAAACTCCTTTCAACTAATTTAGAACGTTCGTCATCAGAATATTTTAATTATACTGAGATAATGGCAACATTTATGAACTATGTTAATGTTTACGCATTTAGGAATGGTGTTCAACCTAATCGGCGGGAAGCGTGGACTGCTGATCGGTCGCCTACCTTAAGAGGAAATCGCGGTGGCATTGAACATCCCTCTTTGCTGGCATATTTAAATGAATTACGTCAACGAGTTGAAACGCATCAACCACTCTGTGAAACAACGCCGAATATATATTTGGATATTCCTGTAACGGATGATGTACCAAGTGCTCCTCGAGCACCAGTAGCACCAACAGGACCAGCAGCACCACTACTTGCTAGCGCGGCCCCTAAAGCACCCCAAGCATCTCCAGCACCTCCAGCACCTCAAGCACCTCCAGCACCCCAAGCACGTCCAGAAGTCCGGTTCGCAAATCAAGCAAGTGATCCCGCTGAATCTGTTACGGCCGGAAGACCCACAGAAGCAACTCCTTTATTTCCTCAAGGAAGACCTGGCCTAAGAACCAGTCAAAAACCAACCCTTTAATTGGCAACATAATATGCTTGAATATCCTCCAAAATAGTTTGAGGAGCACAGTGGGAAGGATTCACCTCTGTGCGTCTTAAAAATTCATAAATGCCCGTATCAAAAATAAGTGGCCGCTGAACTGTATATGGTTTTCCATTCGGAGCAATACCCAGCCATAAATGAGAAGTTCCTTCAGAATAAGGCACCGTCAACCATTTTTCAATCAAAGCACAAAATGAATCAGTAAAATATCTCCGCCGCGGAAAATAGCATTCCATACAATAAATAAATTGTACTAAATCCCGACCAGATTTAAAACAGGAATCAGTCGGACCAAACCACGAACCCGCTTCCAATAAACTCATTTCCGGCATATCATGAGAATCTCCGCAAGCAACACATGCAAATCCATAATCAATCAGCACTACATTAAAATTAAATGAATCAAATTCGGCTAAAGGAGGATAGAACTTTTCAAAAACAGCAATCCATTCCGGTTTCCGATTCCGAATTAAAATATTATTCACCTTCATATCCCGATGATTCATCCGCAGATTTATTTGAATTTCCCGTAATTGAAGAGCAATCTCTGCTAGAATCCGCAAGTAAAAAGCATCATTTTTCTTCTGTACACCCATAATCAAATTCTGTTTTAAATATTCAAAGAGTGTAACACCGCGTATATATTCCATACAAAATACAACTTCTTTCACATCATAAATTGTTGTAGTACTCTGCGCACCCCTTGAAAAAATTTCATATAGACCGGGCACAGCAAATGACCAATTAATTTTCTTAAAAAACTGTGTAACAAGTCCATGAATTGTGGCTTCATACATGATAGCTTTTATTTCACGTTCATGATCTTCGGGAACTATATTCCGTGGAATAGAGATTTCTTTAAGAACAATATGTTCTGTCCCAGATAATAATTTATATTGTTGAGTTGCTCCTTGACGACGATATACAACACGATTCCCCTTATAAACTTTACCATATGTCCCTTGCGATAATAAACTTTCCCACTGAAATGCTGGAAGCCATGAATTGCCGCTAACATCTTCAATAACAAAACTCAATGTCTGATAATCCGGCAAACTTGCTGTTTGGCGCATAATCGGAATTAGGTCTTTCCAGGTAGGTAAATTATTAGACAAGTCGGTCAAGTCATCTTTTATTAGATGCTTACCAAGTCCATATATTGATATATCATACATTGCCCTATTTTGGGAAAATGTATTATATATGTTTAACGTTCTTACACAATTTGTGTACAAATTTACACATTCAAGTCGCGAATATACTGTCTGCTGGGAATACCGCCTTGAACCCATCCCGAAGCTGCATCCTCCGGAATTATGTGAACAGGATTTTGGATGTTCTTCTCAACATGAGGCAGCAAAGGTGTGAATTGCTGGGCGAAAGGCTTATCCGTAACCGTCATACAGTCCTTGCCTGTACGAACAAATTCACTCTGCTGGAGTTTAGCCTCTAGCACAGGTTCACCACGGCCGCGACCCATATACGGAACAGTTACGAAAGGACGGCTCTGCGGGTGGATAGGGCAACGCTGACGATTTTCCTGCACGGCGTGATTGCGTAAAATGCTGTCATTGTCAATATTCTTCGGCAATAGACCATATCCTTCCTTAGCAATAATTGTCGGGTTATTAAGAGCCTGCGGCACAACATCTGAAGCATTAGGAACTAGATTAGTAGTCGCCCAGAAACCGGGTCCAACAGACTGGCGGTAGAAACTGTCAACACCGCATCGGTCATCGTGGACACGCGTGAATTGATTTATTTGAAATGTATTGGCGGCCATTCTCTAACCCAGGTCAATAAAAAAAATACTTATGTAAGATGCGGGAAACGTCCAGAATTATTTGTTGAAACACAGGCGCCCATATTTCCTTCTTTACATGTTTTTTCAGGTACACGGAAGAGCCAGTCTTGGAAACTACCCGCATCATTCGGAATGGATGTACTAGGAGGAGTTACAAACTGGCGCTGCCCTTGATTCCGCTGAAAAACATCTCCAGGGTCGCTATAAATACTAGTTTGGAAATAGGCATCTAATTCCTTTTTGACTGCTGGGGAGTTTGTGTAGACAGCCGGAGGCTTTGCTGGATTGTTATTAATCTCATCCATTAAAACATTCATAAAAGGATTTGGCGCATTTGGGCCAGTGCGATCTTGAACTCCGATGACATCGGCTACAACTTTATCTTCAACAATAGGCCCTCTTCCTACTTGAAAACCTTCACGGAGTGTATCTTTTGTTTTCATTCCGTAGAAAGCACCCACTGCTAGAAGAGGAAATAATGTGCTTATAATTAAATAGCGAAAATCAAGACGAAGCAGAGATAGGATTACACCAAGGAGTATACCAAAGCGTGTAAAACTATTAAGAGCTACAGTTGTACACCGACGAGCCCGTGCGTGAAACGGAAAAAAGTCATCACCTTCACGCCATAGTATTGAAATATCGTCTGTGAAAAATGAACTACACTGCATTTCTCTTCCCTATCGTATGTCCGCGAAATTACTTTTTACTCTTTTTCTCGGCCTTCTTGCGAAGACGTTCACGAGCAGCACGAAGACGATCAGATTGTGATCCCTTTGCTCCATCACCACCGCCCATAAAGGGATTATCAAAGATTCCACCCATAGAATCAAACATCTCCTTAAAAGCCGGATTGTCTGTAAAATAAGTCATTAATTCCTTGGCCTCCCGCATAAGAGCATCTCGGTTCAAAGCACCAGAGGCAAACTTATCCTTAATTTTACCTGCCACGCGCTTCATAGCCTCAGTTAATAGTTCGGGATTGTTTGTATAGACAAACTGAAGATGCTCAAAGATCTGCATAGGATTCATGCGTTCCATTAGCAGCGGATCAATTCCAAGATCTTCCGGCTTAAATTCTCCTGCTAGTTCCGCTGCTATCTTAGCAATAAGTCCATTTTGAAGATGCTCGGGAATCTTAGGCATTTCAAAAGGCTTCTTACCTTCGGCTCCTTCGGCTCCTTCTTCAGCTTCTGCTCCAGCAAAAGGAGGAATGTTTCCACTCAAATCCTTGAACATATTCTTCATGTTCTCAAAAATTCCCTTGAATTCTTCAGATTTGAAATTAGTGGCCATTTCCTTCATAATTTCATCAAAGTCGGGAAGGATCTGCTCTGTCGCAGATTCACTTGCTCCCGTAGGGACAGAAGGCACAGTAGGGACAGAAGGAGCAGCAGAAGAAGCAGTAGAGCCCGCACTAAACATAGTATTCAGAAGGATAAGTGATGCTAGATAGTCCCAGAAAACCACGCGTGTCTCCTTGCTAGTATCCGACCAGAGTTTGGCCGAAAAAAAGATTCCAGGCAAAATTTCAATTCCCTTTTTATTACCTGACTTTAGGAAAAATGAATCATCCCGAGCAGCCACGGCTACTTTTAGAGCAGATGCCAACGGAGAAAATGCCTCAATTTGATCCTTACGCTTCATATAAGCGGCAACTCCCTTCTCGAGTTCAGGATACGATAAACTTAGTTCATTTGTAAACTGCGTAACAATTGCCAGAAAACGCTTCTGTATTTCAATCTGTTGTGACATACTTGCTTTTGTCTCTTCTTTTTAATATTTTCTCCTACCGCATTAGGGATGCCTTCACGAACACGTAGGTTAAAAAAACAAAGAGGTGGAAATCCAGAAGATGTTCTGCGGGCACAGATAGTTGCTATACAAGAAAAAGAGGGCGAAGTTAAATCATCCCTACAGGATGTAAATGAGCGACAACTCTTTGATGCAATTAATACAGCCTTTATGGCACCCGGTGACCCCGAGAAAATAAAGGCCAATATTACTTTATATACATCATCAATCCTAAAAGATAATAGCACAATCCGTAATCTATTTCCCAAATATGATGGTGTTCCGGCTGAATATGTTCATCTGATTGAAATTCTAGGAAAATACGGTAAAGCACGGAGTGAGATGAATCGTCTTATTGATTTGATTTACAGTTATATTGTTGGATTACGCAAATCGTATCCAACGGGAGATATGACCAGAGAATTATCAGCAAATCCTATTGCTGGTAGCACTGTTCGTATTGAAGGGGCTGGACCCGCAGGTCAACCTGGTATTGGCGCCCCTCCTTTTGATAATAATGATCAGTCCCCATACGGCATTCCCCTCTTGTCTAGAAATGATAACACTCAAAATAGTGTATCTCCGACAGGGCTCCCTTTATTAAGTCGCAATGGCACTAATAATTACAATAAATTATTTAAAAAGAATAATTCTCTCCCGCAACTATCCTCCTCCGGATATAATGACCCACTCTTCCGTAAATCACGAAGGACCCGCCGCCTTCTCAGAAAGAAGAACTAAAGCAGTACACCACTTCCAAATCTTATCTTTATCTGGTTCTGACATGGTTTTCCAATGCTTGTCAAAAATCCAGAAAGCAAATGACATTTCACTAAACTTATTCTGTAGGACATCATGCCCCAAACTGATTAGAACTTCTTCATTCTTAGATAAGACAGGGTCACGGAAGGTTGGATACACATTCTTCATAAACATTGTAAGTAAAATACGCGGATTCGTAGAATCAATTGCCTTCAAACCATCCGTTGCTAACCGAATATCACGCTCCTCTGGATAGGAATCCGATAGCATTTCAAAAAATCCTATCAGAGTCTTAGTAAACCTTTTCAAAGGTGACGTTTGCTTATCCATAACCCTAAATATAATTAATGCTAGAAACTTTAAGCATTTTATTTACGACCAAAGGGGGCAGGAGTATCTTGGTCGCGTTTTCGCTGAAAATCCTCATATGCTTTATCCATAGCCAACTCTTTCTTACTACGCTGCGACTGTGAAGCGACAACTTGTCCTGCGGTCTGACCACCAATTCCGGTAATACTTCCCGTACCCTCCTGGAGTTGGCCAAAGTTTCGCGGAATCGGGTCAAATCCCTGTCCCTTTCCTACATCAAATTGCTGACCGAAAAAACTATAAGAATCAGACCATTTTCCAGAAGCCAATTCATTTCCGTAGGCTACGGGTTCAGAAGCACTGCCAACACTATCAGGGGCGCCCGAAGACAGACCTGAACGACCCTCCTGCAGTTTCCTCATTGAGAGCCAATTAAAGACTTCTGCGTCTGTACGAGGGCCCGTTTCACCATCAATAATCAGCGTAGGAACAGCCGTCAGCCACTTTTCCACACGCCCCTTATCTACGATCGGCGGCCTTTTGCCAGAAGCATCAGCATCAACACAAATAAATTTAAATTCCGATTGGTATCCGGCTCTTTTTACCTCCTCAAGAAATGATTGTGAGAATCGGCATTTCTCCGAGTAAAAGCACAAGTGTGGCATCCCTTGTTTGGATGACGAATTTCATGGAACTAGAGTTACGCGTGTTTGTGAATAAATTTGAACATATTCCTGTGAATAAGATAAGGCAGAATGTTTAGCAACTATACAGAATCGGGGGCCTCCCTCATGACAGACGCGACGAAGAAGGAGCGGGCAGCCTTCACACTAGCACCTAGTCATACAACAATCGCAAATACACTTGTACGTATTATTCAATGTAAGGTTCCCACGGTCGGATTCCGCACAGAGCCGCCTGAGCAGTCAGAGGTTCATATTCAGGAGAATACAACACCTCTACCAAATGAAATGCTGGCCCATCGCATTGGAATGATTCCCATCTATGTGGCGGCCGTAGACGATTTTGACCCAAAGAAGTATCGTGTTGAACTTGAAGTAGCAAATCCTACACAGGAGTCCCGTATGGTTACAACTAAGGATATGCGTATCTTTGTTCAGGATGCTGAGGGCTGGAAGGATTTAGGACCAGAAGGAAATGCTGCAATGTTTCCTGTTGATGCGACCACTAAAGAGCCAATTATGATTACTCATCTCCGTCCTCAGTGGTCAGCTGATAGTCTTGAGAAGATTAAGTTGGTTGCTTATCCGAGTGTATCTACAGGAGAAGAGAATGTTCGTTATTCTCCTGTATGCCAATGTTCATATGGACATACAATTGATACCAATTCTGCTCGGCAGGAAGAGTTCTTCCAGAACTGGCTGAAGGAGTCAAAGAAGATCAATGAGCAAAGTCAGGTAAATCCGGCTCAACTTAATAATCTAAAGAGGGAATGGGCCACACTTGAAATCCAGCGTTGCTTCTTAGTGGACGAGGAGAACGAACCGTATAGTTTTGACTTTGAGATTGAGACAAATGGACTTATGAGCGTCCCCGCCGTTGTTCATCGGGGAATTCGCGAAATTAAGACAATGCTTCAGAAGTATCAGACTCTTGATATGCAGATTCCGGCAAACGTCCGTATTCAGCCTACGCTAGGACACCGTAAGGGCGTTGAGGTTATCTTTGATAACACCGAGGATCATACTCTTGGAAATCTACTCCAGACATATCTGGTGGAGCGTCATATTATGGCTGACCAGGCGCCGCGTCTCACCTATGCGGGATACAAGATGGGCCATCCGCTCAAGAAGGAACTAACACTTGAAATCGGTTCAGAGGCGGATGTAGAAATGACAGCACGGCGTGCCATTGTGGCCGTTATTCGCTTTCTTCTGGGTCTGCTAGATACTATGGAGCGGGATTGGCTGACAATTACTGGAACGGTGGCTCAACTTCCAGCACTTCCTCCTGTCCCGGCTGTTGCTGTTGAAGGCATTCTACCTCCTGTTCCAGCACCCACAGGTCTTGCGGCATCAGCACCTACAGCAGCGACAAGGGGTCGCGGCCGTGGACGTGGCCGTTGAGGATTATAAACACATACTATAGAGATACAGAATGATGTATGAAATTTCATTATTATTTTTTCTTTTTGTAGTGCTTGCGGTTGTCGAATTATATCCTCGTAGAGTTCTCTATGAGAACTTTGCTAATACCCAAACCTATCCAGCATGCTCGTATGAAACAGCCTCTGAATATAATGTAAAGAAACGTGAATTAGATGTTCTTTTTCAAAAAATAGCAGCAATGAAGACTGATATTAATGAAGGTTCTGGTCGCGTTTATAAATCCATTGATGTTCCATATTCAACTGAGCAGGATGTGGAACCCGCTGCAACACTTGTAGGCCGCTGCCACAAGAAGGCCATTCGTCAACGTGATATTGAACTGGCCACTGACCGATATTTAATCCGCGGTAGGCAATTAATTAAGGCATTAGATGCGTACTATCCTGCTGTGACACAATCAGCAAGCAAAGAACTTGAATCCAATGTGGGAACTCTTAAGGCAGTCATGTTAGATAAATGCCTTAAAACTCAACCCCAACTTGATATGCCAGATGGTGTACGTGACCCGGCATTCTATGAACCTCCTTCTCTAGAAGAACTCCGTGCAACATCAACATTTATGAGAACCTAAGAATGTATAATTAGTACAAAAATAAGTAGACCCGCTGCTGTCCAGAAACTCTTAATGGGTTTTGCAATTGTAATGACATTTACAATTACATTATTCCACAACCAATAAATAATACCAACATCAATTACTAGAACAAGTAGGAGAGCAAGAAGGAAAGCACCGGGATTTATGGATCCCGCATCAAGCATATTAGCAAAATTCTCCCGAAAATCCATTTTAACAACACTATCCACAATTGGACTTAGCATGCGGAGCATTTCTACTATTCACGCTCTAATTTAATATTATCCTTGCTCTTTTTCCCGCGATGCTCTTCAAGATAATTAAAAATCTCAGTTGCCTTAATAATATCGCCTTTAAAATACTCTGTCAATTTAGATATAATAAACTTCTTTCCCATAGATTCTTTTGTCTGTTTATTCTGATATAGAATCGCCCCACTTTTGATATTAACACGCGCTATTTTATGTCCCTTCATGGTCTTTGTAATAAGTCCTTGTAGGATTCCCATCCGCTTCCTCTTTTCCCGCATAGCATTACCTAAAATTTTTAATTCATCCTCCAAAGTCAACCATTCTTTAAGATAATTGGGTAAAACAGAAATTTCGGGAATATCTTCTGCTGGAACTATGGTGCTGGGTTGCTGTTGTAATGTGTTTTCACTCATATGTGAAATAATGTATTCGTCCTGACTCATTACTCTACTATCTCCTTAAATTATTATTAGTTACACGCGGCCTAAACAAACCAAAAAAATTGACTTTGCTGCGAACCTATAGAAAGCCAAATGGCAGACGTTCAAGATACTCAATCCCGTCAATTCTTCATTCGGCTCATAGCAAAACGAAGAGAATATATTTTACAGCAACTTTCTCTGAAATTTCCTGAAAAAAAAGAACGTCTAGAAAGACTAAAACCCCATGCTTTTCAGCATGAATTCCTAGAGCCCAAGGTGGAAGAATCAAGGGAAATGTAGTTTTAGTCGGTCACGAACACTTGTCCTGCAGAGATAGCAGAGACTCATCTGCTTGTTAATACAGCCCGAGCAGAAAGTGTGGCCGCAAGGAATCATTGCGTGTGTGATATCTGATACAGTACAGATACAGCAGGTTGGAGGACCATTGGGAGCCGCAACCTGAGATAATTGAATTGTATCATAAAGTGCTGTCCAGTGTTTATACTTAATCATAAAATGAATAAAATCACTACTTATATCATTATTTTTAAGTATTGCTGCTAGATAATTCGCAGTAGGTTCGGCCATAGCATCCAATTCAGAATTTGCTTCTAACTGCATGAATGATTGAACTCTATCCACAACTTGATTCATTTTTGTGATTTTTTCTTGTAAACGAGCATCCACCGCAAAAAGATCTTTTAATGTTTCACTGTAGACCCGCAACAACTTTTTCTGCGATTCCTTAAATTCTTCTAAATTTATATCTAAATCTTCTTCTAATTCTTGTTTAATTGTATTCATACTAATATCCCATCCGAGTTCAGGGAAATATGAGCGTCCTGAAGCAGGCATATTATTAGACATTCTTGTAATCAATTGCTTCATCTTTGTGATGCTTTCCTGGTCTTTTCCTTCACGGTCTTTGATCAAAAAATCAAAGAAAACATCATTGAATCGTGTGATAGGTTCCCGAATCTTCTTTCGCCACACACGCAACCAATCTCGCTCATCGGGACCAGAAGCGGCTTGGACTTCATTCATAAATCTCTGCTGGAGACTACGAGCCGTTCCTACATTTGTAGAAAGACGAGATGCTGATTCATGACTACTTCCAGAACCCGCATTCAAATCCAAAAACTCTGCTGGCGCCAACATACCCACAGCATATTCTAATGGACCTAATAACGGTGAGCCATGAGTTGAATTACTCATTCCTTCCTCTTTAAACAAATGAAGTTATATATTTATTGTTACCGCAGCAGGCTCAGCAATATGTAAATGACAAAATGTAGCAAATGTTCTATTACAACATTTTTTACCCAATGCTGTTTTACCCTTACATTGTGCCGCGTGTGGTTTGCGATTTGGCCTTCGCGGTGCTCGCGGAGCATACGGTAATTTGACCGGTGTTTCGCAGACAAGACATAACTTCTTTTTTGTGCTCGTTGTCAAACATATCCGATGATATTCATGCCCATGGCTACATTTATATCCTTTACATTCCGGTGTTACTACTTCACCGCAGACTACACAGTCTTCCACCATTCTATTAGTCTACATCCAATTATTTTAAAGGTCTTAAAATAGGGGTGATGTCACCAACACGAGAAAAACTTTTAGAAAATCTAAAAGTCTCCGAAACGGAATTCAGAGAAAAACCAAATGTATTCTTTGATGGTCTGCGAAAGATTCTGCTAGGATATGCTTTTCTCTACGAATTAATTACTATTCATAAGTTACCCATCGCAACAGCAGCCGATGCTCTAGCAGTAGAATTAGATTTAAATACCGAAGAGGCCACAAAATTCACAGAAATGTTTGCATCAATTGACTGGTCTGAGACAGCGGCTACTAAAGAGGAACGTAGACAATATGGAGGAGCAGCAGGTGGAGGAGTATTCGCAAAACTCATCCAGCGTTTTCCATGGTTAGAAGAACTTATTTTTGAAGTAAAAGATATTTGGGGCGGTCTTAAAACGATGCCCCCGCAACGACATGCAGGCGACCAACATCTCGTCCATATGGAATACAACTTTGATGATATTGTGGGTGGTGGTATTTCAACAATAAATGCGCTAGACCGTATAAATGACGCAGTTTCACGACGCATCGGTGTTTGGGCAGTTGATAAAATGCGACCTTTTGTAACACCCACGATGCCTATTCCTACACAATTGGCCATTTCCCTTATTCTTCTGCTCGTTGAATTAATTCGTATGATTTTGACTATACTTCCCGATGTTCTATTTAATTGGATTTCCCCTGCTCTTTCCACAATTATGGCCTTTATTGAATTAGCCCGCGGAGATTGGAAACATGCAATTCTAACATTATATGGCTCTGTTAAATCCGGTTATTGGTCCAGCATGCGATGGAAGATGGTGCTTAACACATTAACATTGATTAGCCCCGAGACTAAAAATCAGATTCTAGCAATAGCCCTAAATACGCCCCGTGATATTGGTCGCGCGTTTGTCTGGTGGCTTGTAACTTTCGTCATGCCTAAGCAAGAGGATATTGCTAAAGTTCGGGACCTCTTATATGTTGTTAGCGGCACACCCGTTTCGGGTATTATGCGTCTTGAAGTCTCCGATTTTTACAAAATTCGTACTTTATTCAGTGATTCACCCATTTTCTGCTTAACTCCCGTTCAAGTTGCCATCCGGAAAATCACACAAGGTGATCCGTGGTATATCTATCTTCTGCCAGAATCTATTATTAAGAAAGTACAGACTGCTGTTCCTTGGCCATACAGAAAAGCCGGTTCTATTGTGATTAAAAGTCTGGTGGGTGTCCCAGTTATCGCAGAACCCGAGACACTTGAAGCCAAATGTGGAAAATCAACAGTTACACGCATGTACGAGACTCTTAAACGAGTTCTTGAGAATAAAGATAAAATTAAGACTGTTCTTCCCGACGTAGCAAAGCCGAAATGGCAGAAATTCATTGATGCGTGTGAATATATTGACGCACCGGATAAACTCTTGGATGATGCGGATCTGACTATGCAAGAAGCGTTTGGTCCTCTTCTAAAACTCAAAGACCCGAATGGAATTCGGAGTTACTTTCAAGAAGATTTCTTAAATCAACTGGAAGGTTTCGTACAGACAAATAATAAAAGTGGTTTTAAAACATGGATTAACAAATTTCCAAAAGACCAGATTTTAGATTTGAATAAATCTGTAAAATTGTTGGACGATGATATTCTCCCCGAAGTAGGCGCATTTGCTAAAGAAATGTCGCCTGTTCTTAAAAAAGTTGCTAAAGCTGCTCTAAAAGAACAAGCCGTTGCAGTAGACCCCTTGTTATCATCATTATCGCATATGGATAATCCAGCAGCCATCCTAGATAAACACGGAGTTACCATGAATGATATTATAGAACCCATTACAAGTGATTCTAAATTAACAGCCCTGCTAGACCCCGCGTTTCTTAAGGTTCTCAAAGAGACGGCTGGAACAAATGACAAAATCCGATTTGTTCGTTTTGTATCTAATTACCCGAAAGAGAAGATGTTTAATTTCAAGAATCCGATGGGATTTGCGTCTCTTCCTGCGGCACTAAAGGAGAAATCTCTGCCGCCAAAGTTACAGGCTGCTCTAAAGAATTTTGCTTCTCCTTCGCAGCAAGGAACGCAGCCTTCTGCTTCGCCTTTACCTCGTCTTCGGCAGCGACGGCGGCAGCAGACACGGAGGCCGCACCGAGGCCATGCAAGAACAAGAAAAACTCGTCGCTAAAACCGTAGTGGCATCCATTCTGCTGCTCCTTATTATCCGCCGCTGCTCTGATTCCGCGACTGCTCGTATTCTGCGCATGGAGCAGTGAAACTATGACGCCCTGTGGTACAATTTCCACTGTATCTGCCTCCCTTCCAGCAAGAAATGCCTCCCCTTCGGCCATACTTACTGTGTTCGGAAACTCCCGTGCCTTCCAAAACTCCGTCGTGAAAGCCAATGAAGCTTCACTACAGCGTTTAGCCGGTCCAAGAGAAAGAGGCGGCACATTAATTGCGCTCGTATATGTGGTAAGATCGTATAGTGGCAATACACTGGCATAACACGCACCCTTTTTGGTGCTAGAAAGCCACGCAACACGATCGCGAATAGCATGCGGAAAATATACATCATCATCGTCCATCATACAAAAATACGCTGTATCTGGAAATTTCTCTAGAACACGCCGAATACCGCGATTACGCTTTCCGCCAATGTGTGTCTTCTTTCCAAGACTTACATATTCTATCGCAAGACGCGGGTTCGCCTCAGCAAACTTAGCAACTTCAATGTCTACACGCTTGCCAAATGAACCATCATCAACAATTGTCCATACTAGACGATCCAGCGGCCAACTCTGTGCTAGAATTGTTTGGAAAGCCAACTTCATCCAATGGGGCCGATTCCATGTAAGTGTAATTACTCCTACACGAGGCAATACTAATGGAGAAGACGGTGGAGAACCAAAACCAGGCCGTACAGGAAGTGTCTCTAAGTCGCGTAGCATTGTATTCCAAAGTAATTGGCTGTGCTGTCTGAAAATTCCTATACGATCATTTAGTGCGCCAATAAGACGATTGCGTGTGGCAAAAATATCATCCTGCGGCATTTCCAGCAGAAGTTGAAGTGCTATGCTAAATGACTTTGTTTTGAGAGGCCGAGGGGCAGCCAAGAATTCACACGCTTCCCCATCCGAAGTTACCATCTGTCCGTTAGAACCCATAACATCATCCAAGAATACACGATATGCCGGAACATCTGACCACAGCGGTAAACATCCTGTCCGCATTGCATCACATAAAGCATATCCAAATCCTTCTGCTTGAGAAGGCAGGAGACAAAATTCACTTTCACTTAGTGTTTTTAGAACATCCTCATTGCTAATATGTTCGCTGTTTAGGACAATATTTGTGCGACCTTCGCATACTTCTTTGAGTTTCGCCACAACATCAGCCGAGCCCCAGATTTTAAGAAGCGGAGCAGTGGCCGGCCACACAGCAACTACTTCTAGTGCAGCAGCCAACTTATGCTTGGATGCTCCGAGAAAACAGACGAATGTTCGCTGACGAAACTTCTTAACGGGTGGTGGTAATACAGCAGGACCGCGCCATAGTAAAGTGAAAACTGCTGCCCCCGAAACATCCTGCGTGGTAATTGCTTTCGGGTACCGCTGAATAAAAGTTGCTCCTTCAACTGCGGCAGTCCATTTCCACTCTTCCTTATACCACCATTCGGGATTTACCATGAAATAATGCTTCCGAGCATATGGAATTGCTAGACGGCAAGGGACTTCAATGTGAAATGCTACATCTGCCCATGGAATTTTAGTTGTACGCGGATCTACATGCTCAATCATGAGATTAATATCTGTGGCTTTTAATGCCCGCTCCTTGAGAACGGTCTCTAGAATTTCTACATCCTTTGACAAACCATAGGCTCCTGTTTTCATACAAATAATAAGAACTTTCAAATCCTTCTTGACCATTTCGCCAGACTAAAATGAAATAGACGCATGATTTTAAGCCGCATGCATATGATATTCTAAAATGGAGCGCGGACAATTTAATATATATACTGCTGCTGGAAAAGCATTAATATCACTTATTGAAACAGACTTAACAATTGTAAATATTTTAGATGTTGGTTCATGGAATGGTTTAGGAACAACACTTTGCTGTGTTCTTGGATCTCTAGCACGAATTGATTATAAACCAATTAATGTTATAGCAATTGAAGCAAATCCGGAATTCTATGAGAAAGGTTTGAAAGCTTGGGAAAATAGACTTGGAAAAGAAATGGTTCATTTTTATAAAGGTCGCATAGCAGAATCTATGATGACTGAAGAAGAAATTAAAGCTCATCCGCAGTTTACACTCGATAATCCCCATTTTAATCAATGGTATCTTTCTGATGTTAAAAATTTTAATGAATCACCACTTCTCAATTTATATGGTGAAATTGACCTTGCTATTTTAGACGGCGGTGAATATTGTGGATTTCAAGACTATTTGACAGTTCTTAAATATAATCCTAAATATATATTATTTGATGATATTTATGGCATGAAAAATGATAGAGCATTAGCTCATGCTTTACAAAATGGATTTACAGAAATATTTAAAACAGATGAAAAAAGTGGAACTATTATTTTAAAACGAGCGCCAATTCCATCCAATCTTTAATGGCCACCAGTGGCTTTTAGATTTTTTATATTCTTTTATTTCCCGTAGAACTTCTTGTATCATAATAGCCGGGTCATCTTCACAATAAAACGACTTTTCATATTCATCTTTGTAATAAATATGAAATGCTGGCAGCCGTGTTAAACATTCTCTATCCTGCCAGAAAGCATTACTGTTGAAAACACGAATACCAAACTCAATACGATGTGCGGCACAGAATATACGTACCGAATCAAATACTTCTTCTTTTAAAGGCTTACTCCAATGATAAATTCCTTCAATTTCTAGCTGATGACTTGCTTTTATAATTTCCTGTTCCTGTTCTTTAAAAGCAATATGTGCAATTATATACGGATTTGTTTGAACCGGTAAAGCCATACCGCGACCTTAAAGTATTCTAGCAAAAATAGTTTAAGCGACCATATTAGAGGGATGGAAATTGTTAAACTTCCATTTATTCAATACACTGACGAACTAGCCTATATGGAAAATCTAGATCATCCTGATACGCAAGCGGCCTTAAAAGATGAAGCTGCCCGATGGACAAAACAAATCGCAAAACTCCCAGTAAACAAATGGATTAAACTCTTGCAAGAAGCTGATGAGACCATGTTATCAGAACCCCATTTTATTGATAACGATATAGAAGTCCGCTATTTAGACCATGACCTTAAACATTTAACCTATAAAAAACGGGTCTGGCCCTGTATTTATGAATACGCTTTTTTTAAGGACTATCTGCTGATTATTGAAGATGAGCAGTGGCAGGGGAGCGAACGCAAAATATTAATTGCGTATAATCAAAGTGATTTACGTATTGCTTGGACTATAAAAAATGTGGGTTCTATGTGTGTTAGCAAAGGTCATCTTATTGTTCAAACATGTGAAGAAGTTCAACGCTTTTATACTTTAGAAGAAGTCTTTGATAATGGCGCTTCCAAAATCCTCGTTAAAAGCCGTTCACGAAGCCAAGTTGTAGTTCCCTGTGAAGTTGTAGGCCAGCGTCTATGGTACTTTCAAGAAGGTCGGCGATTCCGAAATCTCTATGTTGTTGATTTATCAAGCGGATACAGCAAAAAGGTGGTTGATGGTAAACGGAATATAATTGGATTCGCATATCCATACTGGTGGACGGATACCACTATATACAACGTCCGAACAACACAAATTGTATATGATATGATTGGAAACAAGAAAATTGCCGATATCTATCCTCTTAAAACAATTGAAGATGGATTTTTCTGTAAAACACTTACACACCAAATTATCCAATTATCATTGATTCGTGATGGCAGAGAAAAGATTTTATTCCAGCCTAATTCCACCGGAAAATTACTTCTGCTAGATTCAGCATCTGATAAAACATTTCTATGGTTTTCACCGACCCGAAGAGCCCAGCAATTAACAATCGCAAATGACTTAACTGTTACATTAGAAGCAGCCCCAGACCTCGGGTTAGAAGCAGATTATACAATCTGTGTACGCGAAGGTCATCACATTCCATCAACAACCGTGTATCAAAAAGGTAAAGAACCGCGGGCTCTTATTGCATATGTCTACGGACATTATGGTATTCCAACACCCGGACATTTAGTAGCACGATTTTTACCCTTTATCCGAGAGGGATATGCTATTTCATTTATTGGTGTTCGCGGTGGCGGAGATAATGGAATCGCAGATTGGGACGCAGCACGTAGCAATAACCGAATGGTAGGTCTGCTAGATTACATTGCGGCCATACCACAGATTCAAGCACTCTATAATATAAAACCAGCAAAGACAATTTTATTCGGTCGCTCTGCTGGAGGATTTCATATTGCGAATGCGGTTCAAAAAGTATCAAACCCGAGGCGATTATGTGGTGCTGCGTGGGCAGAAGTTCCCTTCGTGGATGTTGTGAAAGGTTCAACTAATGATGTTATTCCTGTCTTGCGTCTAGAAATGGATGAGTTCTTTGATACCTCAAATTATGAAGGATTCCGAGCCGCTCTTTCTTTAGATCCTCTACTGACAACACAAGAAGGCCCCGGTGTTCCTGTTTTAGCATCGGGTGGTATCCATGACACAGAGGTGATGTATTGGGAGCCTCTGAAATGGGCAACACTTCTCAGAAAAAAAGGCTGGAAGGTCGCCTGTCGCATAGATTCGGAGACGGGTCATTTTATGCAGGGGCCTTATAGCCTGGAGCGACGAGCAGAAGAGGCTGCTTGGTTACACTCCTGTATAGGGCTTGATTGAGTTTAGCAAATCTTCTTCATCACTTGTCCACTTGCGTCCAGTTAGTTGCGCACACTTTGGTAGAATTTCATGAAATCTCAAGTCTCGGCACATAACCCAGAAACAAAGGGCCGCACAATGAATATCATGTTTAGCATCATGCCATGGACCCGCACCTGAACAATCATAGGTCCCTGGAATACAAGCATCATGGAGTTGCTTCAGCGTGGGTGCTTTTGGATTACCATTGCGGTCTGGACCAAAGTTGTAGAATCCCTGCGCTCCCCGCATTGTACAGAGTTCAAGAAGAATATGGTCATTTGCTGTGGCCATCCCGGGACCACTAAAAGATGCCCAAGGTACGAGTTTGGAACGCCACATAGCCGCACGAATAATCTTGCGATCAAAATCAAGATTATGAGCTGCTAGAGCATCACATCCCTCCAAATCTTTCTGAAACATTTTAAGAACAGGATTCCATTCTTTTCCTTGTGCCTGGCACATTGACAATGAAATCTTATGAAATTTCTCGGCCTCAGCGGACCACTTAATCTCCGGATCCTGTTTGAGAACATGATCCTCTGACTTTACAATACTAGGCTCAGCGCCTTCCTTTACTTCCCAGATTTCCCAACTAATTTGGAGAATCTCCGGCCATTTCTTCCAATCGGATTCATCTGCCCAGCGTGTCTGGGGTAGACCATTCGTTTCGGTATCAACAAAGAGGAGACGCATTTCACAATATTCTACATAAACTAAAAAAATGGTCTGCGTTCAAATTTATTTCACTGCCTTAAATATATAAGATGAACGGCTCAGGAAATGGAAGGCAGCAGATGCAACAGATGCGTGGTGGCGCTAAGAAGACAAAGGCCGGCAAGCGTGGCGGCAAGGGCAAGACTGCCAAGAAGCAGCAGCAACAGCAGCAGCAACAGCAGCGCAACCGCAGCCAGCAGAACCGCAACCGCAGCCAGCAGAACCGCAGCCGCAGCCGCAAGAACTGGTTTTAAATGTCTAAGAACCAAGCCATCCTAACACATCTTTAACCGGTTTGAAAGACCTCCGGTGTTGGTCCGTTGCACCATATTCTTTCAATCCACGCATATGATTTGCTGTTCCATATCCCATATTTGACAGTAAGTGATATTTAGTGTCAAGTTCTGGTGTCTCAGCACAAATACCTTGAATCCAACGGTCATGCTCCACTTTTGCTACAATGGATGCAGCAGCGATACATATAAACTTCGCATCTCCCTGAGGAATACAGTATTCTTCAATAACAGACCCCGATTTTGAGAAATTAACTGGCGTATCTCCGTCAATTAGATAGCGTCCAGCAGTAAACTCAAGTTTGGCTACAGCCCGACGCATTGCTAGTAAATCGGCTTGTAGAATATTCATGTCATCAATTTCAGTCGGTTCAGCATAGCCTGAAGCCCAGTCAAGAGCAACTTCCCGAACATAATCGTACAAGATGTCTCTACGCCGCTTTGTCAATTTCTTACTATCATTAATCTGCTTGAGTTCTGCCCCATGGTCAAAGATATCATCTTTGTCAAAAGGAAGAATTACAGCACCGGTATACAGCCGACCAAAGAGGGAACCGCGTCCAGCTTCATCAATACCAACTTCTAGCACATCATCCTCTTTGTATTTATAGGAAAGCATTTTTGCCGCCATAGATACCATAAAATATATTCAAATTTAAGTAGGGATGGCCCATTTTGGTGTTTTACGAGATAGACAAAATACACCTAAAAATAGACGTATTTTAGAAAAAGTTCGCCATGTGGTCATACTACTCGCTCGTATATATAATATGTTTGAACCTCGGCTGACTTCTAATCAACAAATTAAAGAGTTCATTAGAAATGCCACACAGGATATGGCGTATGTATTACCCAATCTCAAGCCAGAAGTTAGAAGAGATAATACTGCACGAATTGTCGGGTCACACCAATGGAATCGTGGATTAGAGTTTGAACTTAAGCCAAGGCATGTTTGGAGTATTCGTTTTTTTGATGAGAGTGATCTTGGTTACGATCATTCTGATACTCGTGTATTTCCTAAAGATGATACATCAATGGGTATAAATAAAGTAGGCGATTTATATCTTCAATTTCGTCCAGATTATAATCTTCGTCCTGAGGAACTTGATATTATAGAAAAAGAATATGAGTCGTCATACATTTTACGTTCTGTAAGAGGAAGAAGAGGTCTTAATTTAGATCTATTTGAACAGGCTATTATACATCCGGATATGGCTTTTCTAGCAAAAGTAATGAATGAAAAATATGAGACACCTTTAACCTGGTCTCCTCCTCAAATACCTATAGGGCCTCAACAAGTAGGAAAAGCAACAATCACTGAAAAAGGAACTGCTAATCTGGGCCGTTTTGCTCTTGATGCTCCTCCTATGGCCTTCGGTCCTGTTTATCAAGGAGCCAGTTATAAAGATATTCATGTTGCAGAACTTTCACAAAGTTTCCTTGAACTAAAAAATTTTATTTTTACGCTTTTTGATCCACCTCTACGGTCTTTGGCTGAATTAAAACAAATTATGCGTGACCAACATGAGCGAATAAAGATTGCTGGAAGAGCAAGAGGTATTAGAAATATGTGGTATGGAGAAGCTCGTAAATTAACTCATTTTCCGCATCTATGGTATCCAGCAGGTTTAGCAGCAGGTGTTGCTGAGTCTGATAGATTTAGATTTAGAGGCGATGGAGGCATCACAGTAAGAGTTCCACCTCCACCGAATACAGTTCGTCCTGATAAAATATGGGAACTTGATATTTATCGTAATCCAATGCCTTTAATGATTCGAAATAAAACTAAAACTGATTCAGACGATTTATTTGGTACACTTTTGCCTGAGGGTATTCCTCAAACTGCCCTAGAAATTCGT